AAAAAATTAACATAGCTTAACAAAAAAATTAACATAGCTTAACAAAAAAATTAACATAGCTTAATTTCTTTCTTAACCCACCTTAACTATACCTTATCTAACTATCACTTACACCCTCTCATTCATCCTTACAAAAAGCAACCATTTAATTATTGCCTTAATCCTCCCAACGCTTATTAATACTGTAGCTACTGAATATCACTACCTTATCTCCATCTAGTCCTCTAAGAGCCTGCTTGATATGTCTACTGTACATAGAAGCTTCTTCTATAATAATCTGATAGCTATTACCCCCTGTGATTAGTATAAGGTCTTCTTCATCTACCATATAAGAGTATAAAGTAGACGTTCTCTTCTTTCTACCTTCTTTATATGTAAGCTTGTTTCCTTCAATCCTTATTGATTGATTGTGATTGTTGCTTATTTCAATAATCTTTACCATAGCTTAGCTACTCCTTAAGATATAATTCTCTACTATCATTATAACAAAAAGGGGTTTACTTTACAAGTGATAGCTTACTCTCTTTTCTCCTTTCTTTCTTCCTCTTTCTTGCTCACTCACTTTCTAATTATGAATAGATAAAATTAAAAATATAATCATTAAAAAGCTAAAAAATTTTAAAATAAATTAGAAAAAATGACAAAAAAGGGTTGACTTTTTCTTTCAGACCTGTTATAATTAATACATAAGGTTGAGAGAGATACAACCTAGGAGCTATCAAAAGTCAAGTTACTACCTTCTTTAGGATAAGGAGCATAGGACTTGTGAGACAAGCCAAAAGCAAAGATCTCTAAACTAAAATCTAAAGGAGATAGGTAAAATGACCTATAAATTTCAATACCAAAATGCAGAACTTTTCACTTCAAAGATGAACACTTATGGTTATCGTTTGTTCATTATGATTGACCATGAGAATGGTACTTACTTCTATGGGCAATCTCACAGTACTGTAGTAAGTCTTCATAAGGCTGAATATAATCACTCAATGAATATGTTACAGAGAGATATCCGAAAAATGAGAGATCAAATGGAAGCTAGAGGATATCATAAAATGACTGATGAAGAGTGGTATAAACAAATTGGATAAAGTACTAACTGTTTCAATCACTAAATAAAAAGTTAAGGTTACAAACGGAGAGGAAACTCTCCTTGTGACTAACAATAACATACAAGCTTATAACAAGCTATATAAAGCCCTTGAGGATCAGAAAGCTGATATCTATATCTTGGAACATTGGGGCATGAAAATAGGCTCATCTGTGGATAAAGAAGACTTTCTAGCTATCCTTAGACGCTGGTTTGAAAATTAGCATCTTCCTCGCCTTGGTAACTTGGAAACACCGGTTACACTTTAATTTAAATTTTAAATTCTAGGAGAAAATAAAAATGTCAAAAGAATTACAAACAGTTATTGAAAAAGCTGTAAAAACAGGATATGCAAACAAAAATGGACGTATGCACGATTATGGCTATGTAGGACCATTAGAAAGCAAATGGGAAGCACACTACAATAAAGATATTGATTCATTTTGCCTTTATCACTGGGGGACTTGTATCGCATCATTAACACAATTCAGTACACATCCCCTTGTTTCCCATATTTACGGACAAAGTAAATCAGATCGGGATGCACTAGTGCAGCTTTTTGACTACTGTGGGCGAAAGGACTTCTATGTAAGCTATAAGCCTAGTACAGATCAATTTGTTACAAAAGTCCAATTTGTAGGAAAGAAAACACTAGAAGATTTTATCATTTAAGATGGAAGAAAATTACTACATTATCAAGATTGAAGGGTCTCTTCCCTTCTCTCTTGTTACAGATTATAAAAGACTAAACTATAAGAAGATCCTCCCTATTGTGGAAGACTTTACAGAAATTGATAGGAAGTATTTTAAAGCCTTTGAGCCAACTAGCTATGAAGAAGCTTATAAATTGCCTATGATCAAGGTTATGAAAGGATAAAAATCATGAAAATCACTACAAAACTAGCTAAAGAGATCTTCAAAGGAGACTTTACTAATGTTGATTTAGAAGAATTGCAAAAAGGAAGCAAGGCAAGAGAAAGAAAGTTTAAATACTATAAAGATCTCAAAGACACCTATGTTAAGCCTGACTACATTAAGTTAAAGCATTTCAGTGGTCTAAAAGCACTTAAAATTGTTAATACTCCTGATGAGGAATACTCAGGAAGAAACAAAAATCCCTTAATGACTGATGTATTGATGTTAGTGGAATACCAAAAGTCATGGTACTTAGAAATTTCAAGAGAGGCTTCAAAGGACTTTAAAAAACATGTATACTTCTCTTTTGATGAAGCTACTGAAAAAGAAATTACTGAAAATATTATTAAATTTTTGGAGGTTGGACTATAATGAAAAAAGTATTATTTACTATTCTACTAGCTTGTATACTAGGTTTAAATATCTACACACTTGCAAAAGTAACCACTTTTACACAAAAAGAGCAAGAAAAGCAGGAATTTGTACAAAAGTACACACTTAAGGATAAGCAGATTCTTGATGCTTATATTGAAAATGGAGATCACAAGCTTGTCATTTGGTCAGAAGATAAAAAGAGTAAGTTAATTATCACAGTACCTAAAGAAACATGGCAAGTAAGCATTATTGGGAAGGTATACCATGAGGAAATTCACTAGAATTATGCTAAATGTACTCTATTCAGGGATATTCCTGAGTACATTACTAATCATTACAACTTTCAGCACAGGCAGCAGGCTAGCTGATCTGTATGATAGGCTTGAAACACAGGAAACAGTCATAAGAAACCAAAACCCTTCAGATTGTGAAATTGTAGGAAAGACTGATGATGGTGAGTTCCTACAATTCATCTTGTGGGACTCATTCAAACAAAAAGAACACAAAATTAGAGTAAATCCTTCAGATTATGACCTTTATAAAATTGGAGATATTTACTACTCAAACACTGATACACAACCTACATATTAATTTAAAATCATAGGAGAAATTTAAAATGTTAAAATTAGTTATTTACAAGAAAAATGCTTGTGTTTATATTGTGGGAGGTACTAAAACACCTATTGCAAAATTTGGTAAAAATTCTAGCTATGTTGAAATAGCAAATGAACTTTATTATAAATTAACTAACTTATTTTGGGATAACTGTGAAGGACTTTACCACAAAGGTAAATTGTACAAAGAGCACAATTCACGAGATTTAACTAAAAATTCACTAGATACAGCTAAACTTATTGAAAAACTAATTAAGGAGAATTAAAAGTGAAAAACAATAAAAAACGCAAACTAAACATTAAAAAACTATTTCTTTACTATGCTAATGTTATTGTTATTCTAGCTATTGCATTACATCCTGTGTTAGACTACTCTTTCCGTCTGTTCCTTCTCTTCTACTGTGCTGTATATGTTCTGTGGACTTTTGTGGATATTACAAGTGAGGAGCATAAACTATGAAAGAAACAGTAGAGATAGTAGAAATACAGAAAACAGTAGACAAGGTTGTACAATTCATTGAACAAAATTCCTACATTAAAGTTCCTTTCCTTGACTTTTTAGGAGTTTATATCATGGGTGAGTCATGGGATTGGCTAGAGAAAGGTGACAAGGTTATTTTGATAAAATATTATGAAAATCCCTATGATCATTTTATTTTAAATAAACTAGGAGGAGAGGTAAGACTTAAACACATTAATAGAGATGTATTTCCTGTTATCCTTATTCCTGAAAACTTGAAATTTTATCTAGGAGGTGTTAAATGATTAATCTTACAGGTCATAATATTAATATCTGTGACCATAAAGGGAACGTATACAAGATTATTCCAAAAAGCAAGATCACTTTGAGAGCTTACTCAAGTTATAAGACTATCAAAGAGCTGGAAGGTGTACCTATTGATATTATTGATTATACTATCACAGATCCTTTACCTGTGATCAAGAACTTAATTGAAAATAACCAATATATCATTGTGAGCAAGATCACAGCAGAGGCATTAAAGAAAAAAGGAATTTTAAAAGGTGTGTTAATCACAGGAAGGAAATTCTACTTAAATGATGCCTTGGTAGGTGTTAGGGGGTTAAGTCTCTATGAATAAAGTTAAAATCAAAGGAAGTTACACAGAAACACTAAACTATTTACAGGAAAACCTAAACCCTGAAGATCTTAAGGGCTTCAAGTATTTGAAACCCCTACAGGAGATACAAAAAAGAGCACTGAAAGAGTCTCTAGGAAAGCCCTATAGAGATCCTATCTGTGACTATATAATTAAAAATAGGTTAGTAGGAAGAGTTAGAGATAATGGTATCATGGATGCTTTAACTTACTCTTATGATAATTTAAGTAGGTTCATTAAAACTAATTATATAGATAAAATTTTAGAGGCTTATGGTAAAAATGTGATTCTACCTCAATTTGTGCATTTTAACCCTTTAGAGGATATTAAAGCACAGCTTGTGGAATATAAGAGAATTGAAGCTGAAGAAAAGACTTTAAAACTCTTGAATAATGGTTATAAGATAGACAGGTATGTTTCAATCACGTTCAGAGAGCTTTTAGAGGACTACTACAGCGGTTTTGAGTATGAGGAAGGGGATAATACTCCTAGCCTTAAAAAACAGCTTACAAGCCAAAATATAGCCTTTAAAGAGGAAGATTTAGTAACTTGGGGAGAAGTGAAAGCATGGTTTGAAAATTACTACACAGGTAAACCTAATTTTCATAAGGGTTATCATTATAGAGCCTTAATTTATGATTATTTTGATGATAAAATTGAAAATATTTCTGAAGAGTGGGCTTTCTGTGGATCTTGTCACAAAAAGGGCAAATCAGGCTGGCAAACACCTAAAATTTTAGATGCTATAGGCTATAAAATGCTAAAATTCTATTGTTTAGGTGAAGATGGTCAACTTGTGCCTTCTGCTCGTATCTACTACTATCAGGAAGGTGAAGATCTAGCCTTTTCAGGAGCTTACACTAATTTTGGTAGTGGAGAGATGGCTAAGAGTGGTTACTCTTTCACAAAAGCTATTATGTGTTTTATCTTTGATAAAAAGTTAGGGGATTTTAAAGAAATAAAGGGTATGGATGTAAAGACAGATGAACTAGAACTTGCAAACATTAACTTTTATGCTAATACCTCACAGGACAGTAAATACAAGAAATTTGGTACAGCAGAGATCCTTTCAGGATTGTACCTTGATGCAGATGATTGCTTTCATATTTTAGGAGGTTAGGTAAAAAGAAAAAGACCTCCTAAGAATGGAAAGGAGATCTTTCTCTAATACACTGAATAAGATACATAGGAAACCAAAGGATCAAAAAGACCAAGAGGTAAAATGTATCAAAGTAGTCCTTAATTAAGAACTATAATACAATTATATCACAAGTTGTGAAATTGTCAACAGGATAAACCTAAAAATTACAATTATGTGGAATTTAATTAAAATTCTTTATCTAAGCATAGATGAGTTTTACAACCCTATTTTATCTGGACATTAATGATTTACATATATAATAATACTTAATCTATATAATATATAGTTACTTAACTACTAAGTATACTAAGAAAATAAATTTAAAATTTTAAAGAAAAGTGTTGCTTTTTAAAAATCATTATGCTAAAATAGGGTTATACACTAATGAGGATATTACATAGCCATTGGAGAAAAGAAAAAAGGAAGGAAAAGAGAGGTAATAACGGTATGTATATTAAAATTCCTATAAACCTTTTGCATGATAACCCTTTCAACTCTATCAATGAGTGTCTATTCTATGCTTTCTGTGCTAGTCACACAAAAGAAGAAACTATGACATTCAACTACAGTACTGAGACATTGCAAGAGGTTTTTCCTGTGTCTTCTGCACAACTAACAAGATACCTTACTAATCTAGTGGATCTAGGACTTGCTGAGAATAAAAGTTACCTTTTCAGTTATGAAGGTGTTAAGTGTGCAGGTAAGAGAAACTACAAAGTAAATACTAGCCTTTACTATGATAGTTTTAATTATGATGAAAATGGAAAAGCTAAAGACTACCTTAACCTTAACCTAGGATGGGTTATGCTTTATGGAATGAGCTTAAAAACAGCTCTAGTACTTGCTTTCTTGTGGACAGCACACATCTATCTAGGTATGCCTAATCAACAGTACCTAAACACAGCAAACGTGATGGAGATGACAAGCATAAAGGATCGTAGAACTGTGTATAAAGCTCTTGACCAACTTTCTGTGTTAGGTATCATCACTGAGAAGGAATCTGATGAAAGATACTTTAGACTAATTGAACTGAATAAGGATAGATGCTTATGCAATTCTACACATGATGTTCATGAGACATTTGCTTATGTAGATAGTTATTTTCTAAAGAATATCAAAGGAAAAACTAAAAGATTTATTAATTCACTGAAAAGCTACCTGAAAGAGGCTTCTTCTAGATTAGGTGATGTTCTTTGGTATCCTTACAGTATCTTGATTGGTGAATTGCCTGAAAGGTTTAAGTTTAAACCTGTTAATGAATGGAGATTTATTGAATAAATGAGTAAAGAATTTTTAGATCTTCTGAGAAGAAATTTTACAGAAGATGACCTGATTCCTTTTGCTGTAAATAAAACATTTTACAATCAAAAGCATCCTGAGAATGTGTTTGCTAGAGATTTTGAGCAATTTCACTATAAAATTAAACTTATTCCTTCACAGGTGAAAGCCTTAAGGGATAAATATGATCTATATATCTGCTTTACCCCTTGTGAAGAAGGAGATCGTAAAAAAGATAAGGCAAAAGATAGCTTTATTATTGCACAAGACATTGATGGAGTACCTATTCCTGAAGATCTTCCCCCTAGCTATTATTGGGAAACAAGCCCAGGAAAATTTCAAGGTGTTTGGATTTTAGACAATAAAGTAACTCCACAGGAGCAAGAGATTATTTGTAGAAAGCTTATTAAAAAATACAAATTTGACCCTTGTGGATCTGACATTGTGCATTTATACCGTATTCCAGGAACAAGAAACCACAAGTATGCTAGTACTTTCAATGTATCAGGTATGCAAGGTAAAGGTACAGTGTACAGGAAGCGTGAAATTATCAAGCATCTAAAAGATGTAGATATCACAGAAAGCACAATAGTAAATAATGAGCCTATAGAAAATAAAGAATATGATCTAGAAGAGTTACTACTTGAATATTCTGTGAAGCAAGAGTTCAATAACACTCTAGGATCAGACAGATCAGAATGGGCTTGGAACATTGAGAGCAAAATGTTCATCAATGGAGCAAGCAAGGAAGAAGTGAAATTTGTGCTTCTAAATGCTCCTGATTCAATGGCTAAGTTCACAGAAAAGAACGTAGATTCTGAAGTAAATAGAGTTTATGCTAAAGTTGAGGCTGAAGCTAAAGAGATTGAGGAAGAGCTTGAAAATAGAGCTTCACTGAAGCGTTTAAGCAAACCTTCTAAGGGAATTGTAAGGCTTGAGGATACTGAGCTAAGAGGTAAGAAACCACACAAAGGTAAAGTCAATATCAAGCGTGTAGATGAAATTGAACCTTTTGATCCTACAGATTTTTGGTTAATTGAAGATCTGTGGGAGAATAACTCAGTAGGGGTGATTGGAGCACCTTCCAAGTCATTCAAGTCAACTCTTACTCTTAATCTAGCCTGTGCTGTAGCAACAGGAAAACCATTTGATGGCAGGGAAGTGAAACAAGGTGCTGTATTAATCATCCAAGGTGAAAACAATCTTTCTATGGAACAGCACAAGATCTATTCAATCACAGGAGAAACAGAATTGCCTATCTACTTTGTAGATGACAATATCACAATGGATCATATTTATAAGCTTAAGGATAGCATCATAGAGTTAGGAATTAAGCTTTTGATTATTGATCCTATGTATCTACTTTTTGGTTCAGGAGATATAAACAAGCATAAGGATATAGTCCTAAGACTTGAAATGTTATCTGCATTGAGCAAAAAAACTAACTGCTCTATCATGTTAGTACACCATTCAAGAAAGCTTGAAAGAGGTGCTAAGATCCAGACCTCAGATATGTATGGATCTGCATTTATTGAGGGATGGTATGAGTCAATGATTCTTCTACAGCGACAATCTAACAATTCATCAAGAATGGTAACTTATTTTAGAAACCATAAATCAGGAGATGTTTACGATCTTGTGGTTGATGATAATATGGGATGTAAAGCTTATAAGAGAAATGACGATTCAGGATATGAACTTGATAAAATGGAACTAACAAGACTTACCAAAAAAGAAAAGGAACAATTTGAAAATGAAAACTAACAAAGTGGCAATTTTAACAGTAGCTTCTCTAGCTACACTTACACTCGCCAATAATGTTAAAGCTGACTCTCAGGATAGCCCTGTAAGCTCACAGGAAGCTCCTTCAGCTCTTGTAACCAACTCAGAGGGGAATAATACCACTGGAACTAAACAGCCTACAGAGGTCACAAAAGAGGGCACAGAAATCACTGTTAAAAATCCTGATGTAAATATTACCTACCCTGAAGGTCATGGGATTTATGCTAAGATGCAGGTTAACTACCATGTAGATTTTCCTGATGAATTGATTATCAAAGAAAATGACACAGTAGAAATGAAGCTTCCTGAGGTAATGGAATTTCCTACTAGTTATAGTTTTAATGTAACTAACCCTGAGGGAAAGGTTGTAGGTAATGCTGTAGCAGATTCAAGTTTGGGTAAGGTAACAACTACTTTCAATAACTACTTTGAAAGTCACCCTCTTAAAAAACAAATGAACCTAGAGCTTACCACACGTTGGACAGATGCTGTTAAGCCTGACACAAAGTTTGAAATCAGCCTTGATGGTACAGTAATTCCTATTACAGTTGACAAGGAAGTTGCTGAACAAGATGGTGAACGTGTATTATCTAAGTGGGGAAATCAATCAATGCAAGACCCTACAGTTATTGATTGGACTATTCAACTTAATTATGGCAACTTGTGGTCTAACCAAGTACTGACAGACTTTCAGTTACTAGATAAGCTTGGTGATAATCAAGTACTTATTGAAGATTCAATCAGTGCTGAATATGTTACATCAGTTACTCCTTGGGTAAGTGCTGGTGATGCTATGAACCAACTTAAGGATTTGAAAACTAACCCTTATGGATTTGAGTTTAAAATTGCCAACCTTAACAAACTTATCTATATTCATTATAAGTCTAAGTTGCTTAAAGCTGAAAGTGAGTCTTTCAACCCTACAAACCATGTAGAGGCTAAGTGGACTAAAGGCACAAGTAATAACCAAGGATTTGATGCAAAAGTCAAGTTGATTAACGGTAAAGGTGATGCTTCAGGTGAAAATAAACCTGTTTGGAAAATTCCAAATGATGCACCTAAGTATGAAAAACCTGAGATTAACATTAATGATATTCCACTGATGCCACCTGCTCCTATTTTGGATAAACCTGAGTACCCAATTCCAGCAGAACCAGAGAAACCTAACACACCTCCCTCAGTTCCTGGAATTTCTGTGACTCCTAAAGAAGAACCTAAAGTACCTTCTGAAAGTCCTAAGGTTGAACCTAAGAAGGAAGAGGTTAAGGTTGAGAATAAAAGTGAAGTTTCACATGAAACACCAGTAGAAACTTATAGAGCACCTATGCTTCCACAAACAGGATCTGAAGCTGGTGTAGCCTTGTCTGTGTTAGGTTTAACAGTTTTAAGCCTCACAGTTGTATTAAAGAAAAAATAAAATTAATAACCAAGGGGTGAAATTCCCCTTGACTTTAAAATTTTGGAGGATTTAAAAATGGAACTAAATAAATTAATTGAAGACCTTAAAGCACTTAAACATGTAGGCTTTATTGACTGTAATATTCAAAAAACTTTAGATAAGTTGAATAAAGTCACAGAAAGCATTGTGGTAGATCAATTTGTGGCTAATTGGTTTGAAAAGAATAAAGAAGATTTTGAGTATAAACTTTGGGAATGGTTTAACTATGGAGCTACTGAAGGTAAAAGAAAAAATGAACAATTCTACATGTGGTTGAATAACTGTACAAACAATCCTGTGGAAACTTTAGTAAAAATGAAGATGTATGGCTACAAAGTGAAAGAGGAAATTAAGTACAATGTGAAAGTTGTTGAAACAAAACAGATCCTTTACAAAAGTGATACTGGTACAAAGTTTGTTGATATTTACAATACTACACAACATAAGAAGTATAAGTTTACAAAAGAAGAATTGAATAATTGTGGTATGGCTTATGTGTTTGACAATAAAGGATTTAAGGTAGAAGAGGTAGAAGGATGACATTACAAGAACTTATTAAGAAATATGGATCATCCACCAAAGATTGGGGTGCAGAAGTACTTAAAAGTGATGTTTTTGAAGATCTTATTAAACTGAAGGATTCTCAGGTTGAGGGAGTGCCACAATTCATTGCTGATTATATTGAATATGGTAAGAGACAAAAGTTTACATTGTTTGGTTATCTTGATCCAGATAGTGAATTTGAAAGTTCAGTAGATGAGATCTTTAAGGGAGACATGAGAAAATGTGTAAGATGGTGTAGAAGAAATAGTGACCTTTTTGCTCGTTCTTTGGTTAATGGATATAAGATCATAGAAAGCACAAAGTATAAAGTAATTATGAAAAGTGTTAGTCCTAACTCATGTATGTTAAAGTACTATCATGATACTGAAAGGTGGACAATGGGAGCAGTTATGCACTTTAATGATGCAAGATTATATCATACTAAGGAAGAGCTTGAAGCTGGTGGCTTTAGTGAAGTATTTAATAGCCCATTGTTTGAAGTTGAGGAAGTAGAAAAATGACAGTAGAACAATTCCTTGGATCTTTGTCAAGCTTAATGTGGACTACATACTGGTCAGTACTTGTGTACAAATGTATTAGAAACAGGGAGAAGTGAAATGAATAAAGCAACATGCCCAAACTGTTATTCAACATCAACAAGACATCATCATACTGACTGGAAACATATTGATAATCAGACTGGTCAATCAAAACCAGTAAGTGTGAGGTTATGCTTAGACTGCAAGACGTTATTTGTTGATGATAGACCTTGGTAATATAAGCATATAAAGGGAGGGTAATAGAATGGCACTTGTATATCTAAGGACAAAAACACCTATAGGAACTGGTAGTGGTTATATTATCAATACTAAGAATATTGAATCATTATTAATGGAAGCAGGTACAGATATTCTTATGTTTAGGTTACAATCAATGAATGGTAACATTTTCAAATTTAATCAAATTTTTAATGGAGATAAATTTGTAGATATCTGTGATATGTATCAGCTTCTCAGTATTTTACTAAAATTAGAGCATGAAGAGAAACAAAATGATAATGATGAACTAAAATATTGGAATGATTAAGGAGAAGCAAAATGGATGATAAACTAAATTTTATAAGGTTTTCAGTGATTCTTATACTTATAAGCATGTGTGGTTTTGCTTATTGTATAGATAAAAAGCTAGATGATACACAGAATGAATGGAAGCAGATTGTGGTTAAGCAAGGTGAATACATTAAGAAGCTTGCTGAACATAATAAGGCTCAGGATGTTATCATTAACAAGCTTAATGCTGAATACAATCTAAAAGGTAAGAGCCATGAGTGAAAAAGGGTGGTATAGAGCCTGTGCTTGGTTAGATGAAGCTAAAAGCAGACAAGATGTATCAGGGGTATTCTTTGGTGCTATAGATACTTATCTTAGAAGTGTAGATATGTCTATCAGTATGTATCTAAGTAAATTACACAAGAAAGCCACAGGTAAGGAAGTTAGTAATGGAGGAGCTTACTATTCTGTGAAGAAAGTAGCAGAGGATAAGCGAATACTGTTTCCTTACCTTGTGGATCACATGGTGGAAGTATTCACTGAGCAGGAACGTGAGTATCTATGTTGGTACTATGTGAATAGGCAGAAGAAACCTACACGTAGATCAAGGCTACTAGCTGAATACTATGATAAGTACATTGGTATGAAAGAGCCTGAAGTACCTGCTATCTTTGTTGATTGTTATGCAGATAGCACTGATGAAGGTGAAGTTGTAATTAAAAAGATCTCTCAAAAAGAGAAGATCAGAAAAGAAATGAATCGTAAGGAGATTTTAGAAAGGGCACTAGCTATAGAGATTGCTGAAGGAAGACTACACAAGAGTATCCCTTATGGTGAGCTAAAAGCTACTTGGAAGTAAAAATGGAGTATAATAAAAAAGAGGAACTGCTTAATAAAATTAGAGGTTTTAAGAAAAATAACACTGATATCCAAAGTGATTTGTACAATAAAGGGCTAGAAGATGCTCTTAAGTATACAAAAAATTTCTTTAATAAAGAGCTTGTTCCTGAGGTACCTCAGTGTGTAATTGATTGGTATGAAGATAATAAGGATGATCTTGATGATAACTTATGTAATTTCATTATAGGTTGGGATTACCATAAATCTAGTAATTTTAAGGATTGGTTTAATGCAAATAACAATGTCTTTCAAACAATAGTAAATATGCACCAATTTGGCTATAAGGTTAAAGATGAAAAGAAGTATCTTGTAAAGATGGTAGGGTTAACTAACAGGTTAAGCTACCTAAATTATGATTATATGAATGATAATTGGTACTTTAAGGATGACTATAATGGACATACTGTAAAAACACATCACACAAAGAAGCAGCTTGAAGATGCTGGGTTCGGATGGGTATTCAAATGTGAAGGAATAGAAGTTAAGGAGGTAATGTAATGGATATTAAGGAATTTACAAAGAAGTATGAGGGTGACAGTCTTGTTATTTCGCATGGGGCACTTTTGGAAGATATAAGGCAGTTAGAAGAATCTTATGTAGTTGAAATTGAACAGTTTGTGGCTGATTGGATTAAATACTGTAAGAAAACAGGGGTAACCTTAAAACAAGCCTTGGAGGTTGGTGAAGTAGTTTTCTATAATTATGCAAACCAAAAAGATTTTAAAAAGCTACATGAGTTTATGGAAGATGAGGATAATCAAGAAATCTTTTCACAAGCATGGTTGGATGGCTACACAGTCATGGAAGAGGAACGGTATCTAGTCCAGCTTAGAGGTGTTATAGATGGAACAAAAGCATTAAAACATGACACAAGTAATGATGATTGGTATATGGGTATAGTTCATGAAGTTAACTATATAAAGGTTTTCCATACCAAAAGAGAACTTGAAGCTGGCGGATTCAGTGGAGTGTTTGATAACCCTTTGTTTGAAGTTAAGGAGATTGAGTGATGGATAAGAAAGAATTATATAAAGAAGTTGAAGACTTAGATAAATTTTGTATAGGTATTAGAAAATATGTTGCACTTAATGAAGTTATGTATTTGATAAAACAATTAGATGATCCACAGAAAGTAACAATCCCTCAAATTGTAGCAGATTGGTTAAAATATTGTAAAAATACATTTTTATCTCTTGCTCGTGCTCTAGCTGTTTCTGAAGAGGATTTTTACAACTATCCAAACCAAAAAGACCATTTAGATTTATTATATTTTTTAGCGTCTACAGTTAATCAAGAAACTTTCGCCAAAGCTTGGTTATTTGGTTATGAGGTTGAAAAAGAGAAGAAGTACTTTGTAAAACTTAAAAATACTTATACTGGTTTGGAATATCTTAAGTATGATCTTGTCGTTAAAAAATGGTATTTTGGTATGAATCATGGTTCGAGTACAGCACGTTTATCCCACACGAAAGATGAGCTTACAGAAGGAGACTTTGATTGGGTATTCTCCTGTGAAGGTGTAGAAGTGAAAGAGGTGGAAGAATGACAGTAGAACATTTTCTAAAATCTTTATCAGTCCTTATGTGGACTTCATATTGGTCAGTAATTTTTTATAAGTTCTTTAAAAACAATAAAGATTGAGGAGGTGCAAGATGATTCCAAAATATAGAGTTTGGCTTCCAGATCCAGATGTCGAAAAGATGTTGAAAGTGAAAGCTCTTGTGTTTGAGGATGACAAAACAAGATGTGTGTGTGGGTATGCTTATGATTTTTATCTTGAAGATGAAGATGCCACTATCATGCAATCAACAGGACTCAAGGACAAGAATGGCAAGGAAATCTTTGAGGGAGATATACTTGGTATTGAGCTTAGTACAAGTATTGTATATGTGAATGTTTTTTGGGATGATAAACATGCTTTGTTTATGCTTAAGTCAGAAGAATCTAGCTACAAAGAAGCATTGGCAGAATTGGTTGAGGATTATGGTTATCCATATATGGTAGTAGGTAATATAAGGGAGAACCCTGAATTGTTGGAGGTAGAGTGATGAACCTTAGACAAAAAAGAAAGCATTTCAGATATTCTTTAATAACATTCACAATTGAGACTTTTGGTATGGATGCTATAGACTCACCAAGAAAGCTTAGAAAATATACTAAAGGTAAGTTGAAAATTAACAAAACCTATGACTATGCTGATAGTTGTTATAGGCACTATTTCCTTGAATTTTATGGTTATACTAAACCTAAATTCATGAGGAATAAGCATGAAAAAGTAAAAAAGGAAGTTGAAGGTATAGAATATGGTGAATGGTAGACCTAGAAGATACCCTTACACAAGAAGTCAGTGGTCTGTGGAAGTATCAATAGCAAGCTATGATAATAGATGCTTTAAGTTACGTGTTGAAAGAAATGAAGTCACAGGAGAAGTAAAATGAAATTTTTAAGATTTGGTTTATTGGTTAGTGGTACTGACATTGAAGAATTTATTATAGATGCTTCTCAGATCATCCTTGTTACAGAAGATAAGCTTGGAGATAAATGGTGTGTAAAGGTAGTGTTAAAGGACTTTAGTGATCCTTACTACTTCACTCATATCTATAATAGCCCTTTCTTTGAAGAGATTGGTAGTATTTACAATTTTTATAATACGTTGGAGAAATTAAGTGCTTGATTTTTTATACACTACACTAGGTTTTATATGGTTTGCAGGTATGGTAGGCACTGTGGCTAAGCTATACATATCTTGTTTGAAAGGAGGAAGTGATGAGTAAGGAAGTAGTTGTAAGGTATCACTTTGTAGGAAGTGGATATACTGATTGTGAGTACATAGATAAAGAAATGTACCTATTGAGTATTACAAGATTTGAAGCAGGGTTGTTACTCTTCTGTGATAATAAAGTGATCAACCCAAAGAATGTCACATATTTTGAAATTATTAAGGAAAGAGTGATGAACATTGATTAATACTATTGATCTGAAATATCCTGTGTGCTTGGACATTGAAACAACAGGTCTTGATAGGTTTAGAGATGATATCACTTCAATTCAGATTGGATTTACAAGTGTAGACAAAGGAAACTATGTGCGTAGGTTCTTCGATTGGAAGAAATTAGGAATGAAACGTGCTTTAATGCTTCTCGCTAAGCTTAAGGATGCTAAGCTAGTCACACACAATGGAAAGTTTGACTTGCTCTTCCTGTATGTTAAGACAAGAATTGAGTTGAAGCTGTGGGTTGATACCTTAGTGATGGCTCATGTTTGTGGTGAGGAAGAGCTTGGACTTAAACCTCTAGTCAAGAAGTACTTCAAAGTAGACTATGATATTTCAAAAGAAGCTAAGACAGGACAGATCACAGAGAAGTTCAGGGCTTATGGCTTGGATGATGTGTACTATCCTATGGAGCTAGTTAAGATCTTTAAGAAGAAGCTTAAGATCTATAACCTTGAGAAAGTCTACAAGCATGAAATGAGAGCCTACAGTGCTTACCTTGAAGTTGAGAAAAATGGTATGCCTATCAGTCCTAGAAGACATGAGATAGCTAAGAAGCTTCAGGAGCAGTATAAACCTATCCTTGAAAGACTTATCACAGTAGCTAACATTAACTGGAACTCTACAGCACAGGTGGCTAAAGTGCTCTTCACAGAGAAGGGTGCCCCTGTGTATGATGAAAAAGGTGAGAAGCTTCCTAACACTTATCAAGTGCTTGAATACTCCTTCATGAATGATATTATACTGAGAGGAGAGTTTAGCACACGTAGTGAAGCTACACTGTTTATGAATGAGTATAAGGAAGAGAACCCTCACCTATATGACATTAAGGTTAAGCTTAAACACAACTACAATCCTGTGATTATTGGCTATGGTGTAGGACTTAAGGCTATTGAGAAGACAGCCAAGGGAGTACCTTCAGTAAGTAGTGATGTACTGGCTAACTACTTTGGTAATCCTGTGGTAGATGATCTGCTAGAGTATCGTAGGCTTACTAAATTAGAAACTTTCATTAAATCTTGGGAAGAAATCCAAGTTAACGATAGAATATACCCTAGCTTTAACATTACAGCACGTACAGGAAGAACTACTTGCTCTAATCCTAACATCCAGCAGATTCCCCAGGATAAAAATGTAAGGAATTTGATTGAAGCTAGACCTGGATGGGTAATAAAAGAGCAGGATTACTCGCAAATTGAACTCCGTGTAGCTTCTATGTTCTCAGGAGATGAGAATATGCAACATGCTTATATATCAGGAAGTGACTTGCACAGTAAGACTACCAAGCTTTTATTCGGAGACACTTCTGAGTTAAGTCCACAGGAGCGGAAACGTAAGAGAACACAAGCTAAGTCTTGCTTCAGTGGGGATACTGAAATTCTTACTGAGAATGGTTTTGTTGAGTTCAAAATGTATGATGGTACTACACCTGTAGCTCAGTATAACATTGAGACACAGGAGATCAGTTATGTTGAACCATTAGATTTTAGAATGATACCTAACCAAAAGATCTGTGTATTTGAGAATGAGAATACTTCACTGAAGCTTACACCTAACCATGAATGTATCATACAGGTACAGAATGGTAAAAAGTATATGAAGAAAGTTCCTTTTGAAGATCTAGCAGGTCATGGGCAGTCTAAGTATGCTTGGGTGAACGCTGGATACTATAAGTATGACAAAAGTTACTTTATAGAAGATGATCTTACAAGACTTATCGTTTGTTTTGTGGCAGATGGTTCTTATAGTGCTTCGAAAACACAGTTACGGTTTGGTTTTACTAAGAAGCGTAAGATTGAGCGATTCAGAAATATGGTTGATAGACTTGGAGTAGCTTATGATGAGAAAGTACAGGGTAAGTTGAAAGTAACTTACTTTACAATCTCAGACTTTGATTATGTAACTCTTATGAAACGTTATTGCACAACAGATAAGACTCTACTTAAGCCTGCTATGACTGAGCTAAACCCTCTTGTGTATCTTGAGGAAGCTAGCTATTGGGATGGTCATGTAAATCATACAAACCTTATATTAGTAAGCTCAACTAATCTATCAACTTTAGAGTCAATGCAAATTATGGCTGTTCAATCAGGTGTAAGAGCACGTTTGTATAAGGCAAATGATGAACAAGGTAATGTAAGTGCTACATGGACTCTTTCATATAATCTTAATAAGAAACCTCTAAGTAGGTTTGAAAGTAAGGATATAGACCTAAGAACACACCACAACACTAATCACAATGTGTACTGTGTGACTGTTCCTGAGCATAATATTGTGGTAAGACATAATGGTAAAGTATCTATTCAAGGAAATTGCAATTTCGGGTTTTTATACGGAATGTCTGCAAAAACATTCGTAGACTATGCAAAAGGATATGGATTGAATATTACTGAAGAAGAGTCAGAAGGCTTTCGTAACAACTTCTTTAAAGCTTACCCTACATTGCTACAGTGGCATGAGGATTGTAAAAATTATGCAAGAGCAAATGGTTATACATGGTCTCCTATTGGACGGAAACGTTTCCTTCCTGACATCAACTCTAGCAACTTCAAGCTAAGAGGACAGGCTGAAAGACAATCCATAAACTCAGGAGTGCAAGGATTCGCCTCAGACATGTGTACAAGTGCTCTAGCTGATATTGTTTTCAGTGATGAGATTGACCATGATAGATGTATTGTACTAGGTTCTGTGCATGATGCTATTCTCTTTGAAATTAGAGATGACTATGTTGATGAAGTTTCACCTATAATTAACAGATTGATGGAGAAACCTTCCATCATTGAAGGAATTGATATTCCTATACCTATTGTGGCAGATTCTGAAGTTGCACAAGCATGGGGAGGATAAGAATGATAATCTTAGATAAGCCTGCTTATAGGCTTGATGAATACAAAGAGATCAGAGAGGCTAATCGCAGGTTTTTCAAGATTGACCCTGAGCACTACATAGACAAGCAGAATGATTGGGAAGACTTATACACAATCTCAATCAGAGGTACTGTGTATGTAATGGATGACTTCTTTAATGGTCTCAGATATATTAGAAAGCACTATGGTCAACCTGTTTCTAAGATGAGCAGTTTTGACCTGATTTTTAAGACTAAACATGGACTACCTGAGGAGATTGACTACATGTATCGTAGATTCAGTAATGCCTACAAGACTGTTACTGACTACATTTCACAAACATGTTGCTTCTCTCATGTGGTCATTGATGAGCCTGAAAAGATAGAAAGGAGGATTGTTCATTATCCTGTGATTGATAGGACTGTTCCTCTATGGTTAAGGGGAAAGATCATTTCAATCATTGATAATGGTTATGCAGAATGACTTATAATGTATTAGAGTTCTTTGATAGCCAGCTTAAGAAAGTACACAAGTTTGATACTTATGAAGAGGCTGAAAAGTTCCATGAAGAGATGCACAGAAAGACTAAAAGCACCTACTTCATTCGCTATAAGATGGATTTAAACAATGTATTCTAAGGAGGAACAATGGTAAACAAAAGTAGCTCAGTAGGGATTACTGAGGATATTATCACAAACATCATGCACTTGGGAGCTAGTGAGTACCACTTAGAGATTCTTATTCGTAAATATGAGGATCAGATTAAGTTTTGGTATAACCTAGACAATCCTGAGTTTCAGACTGAAGAAGATAAAGTTGCTATCTATGACACAAAGGATAAAGTATTCCAGATCACACAGCTTCTTCAGACTACTACTGAACAGCGTAGAAAAGCTATGGAATTGCTTAAGTCACAGGCTAATGAAGAAGGAAACCCTGACATGTGGTGTCTCCTTAAACACGTTCTTGTGGCAACTATTACAGCCTTTGAAGCTTGGCAGGTAGACCTAACCAATGATAAGGTTAAGTTTGCTTTCCTTGAGCAGTCACGTGTAGCAAACCAAGTTTTAGCTATCTTTTTAGGTTATGAGGTTACTCCATGTAGTGCTTGCTTAACAGATCAACTTAAAGAGGATGGGAAATAACTCCCATCCTGTGAGGAAAATTATGAATTACAAAGAAATTATTGAAGATTTTTTAAAAACTAAAAGTAAATCTAAACTTTGCAATGAGTTAGGTATCTCACAATACTACCTTGATAAAATCCTTCAAGGTGAAGAAGTACCTGACCTAGTAAAAACTAAGATTGTCAACATGGTTTCATGTGAAACTGAGGATGAAGAAGTTATCTCAATCACTAAGACTGAGGAAGACTTCATCCTTGATGCACCTATTGATACTTTCCCTGATAAGGTTAACCGTATATCTTACCTAAACTATGTTCTAAATAGCACAAAAGCAAACAAAAACCACTATTGGAGACAAGTGCTTACTAAGAATGGATCTAACACAGAAGAAGAAACTGTGGATCAGTTAGAGCGTATGGTAAATGCTATCCTGAAAGGTAACTGGAAAGTCACTGAAGAGGATGTACCTTACATGATTAAGCTTCCAAGTCACCACTACCTAACTAAAATGGTTGATGGATCTACAGGATGGTCTCTTGTGCAAAATACAAACACTGTGGTAGGAAGTCACAAAGAGGAATTGCTTAAACAATATCCTGAGTATGAAGACTTTATTGTGCAAGAGCCTCTTAATGATGTGAGCTTTAAACCACAAGGAGAAAAGAATAGAAAGTTCACTCCTAGCAGAAAGAAAGGCTTTGTGATCAAGGAACATGCAAGAAAAAGTTATTAATTATGCTCTTATCTTTGGATTCCTACTATTGACTCTTTGTTGTTATGCCACTGTGACCTCACAGAAGGCTCAGATTGAGAGTTTAGGATACAAGGTGGAGAAACTTAAGGGTGAGTTGAAACAGAGTCATGAGGAGCTTAATAGCAAGGTCTATTCACTTGATATGAGATTCAAGGACATGGTTTATTATTTAGAAAATGGTGTAAGTAGAGGTGGATAATGACAACTTATAGTGTAAGTCGAGTAAAAACATTTTTGGACAATCCTTGGAAGCATTGGTGTAAATACCTAGCAGGCTACAAGGAAAAGCAAGATCCTGAAGTAACACAGTACATGGATCGTGGAACATACTTCCATAGAGGAATGGAGCTTTTAGCACGAAGTAAAGGTAAAATGACTCAGGAAGAGTTGTATGCTAAGCTACGTGAGATCTATGCAGAATCAGGATTCCTAGAGGAAGCTAAACTTTCAGGAGAGCTTGCTATTGATCGCTACCTTTCTGAGGGAGAACCTGTAGATTTTGAGAAAATCATTGAAACTGAACATCAAGTCTACTATGACCTACCTAATGGACATGAGTTCACAGGTATAATTGATGCTGTTATTCGGAATGATGATGGAACTGTGACCATTGTTGACTATAAGACACACTCTACAGCTCCTACAGATGATGAATATCGCTACAGCCTTCAAGGTAACTTGTACATGTATGTATATACACAGCTAGGTTACAATGTGCGTGATATGATCTTCGACTGTGTGAACCCTAAGATTAATATCACAGGAAGAAACTACAAGCGTAAGACAATCCGCCTTGTGTACAATGAATACCGCACTAGGGACTTCTTTGATCAATTTGTAAACCTTGTGAATATGATTGAGTCCAATCCTGACTTCAAACTTTACATCCCAGGAAAAAGTGGACACAAGCCTGATGCCTATGATTACCTCTACAAAGTATTCATTGGTGAGATGATGGAAGACTTAGATGAATTTATTGAGAAAAATTTTCAAAAAAGGGTTGACAGTCCAACCCAAAAATGATATAGTAGCTTTGTTGGGTTATCCAGCAATACACTAATAAGGAGGAATCAAATGATTAGGTTCATTTGGGCACAGGATGCTAATGGTTTGATTGGAAGTAAAGGAAAGATACCTTGGTACAATCGAGATGATCTTAACTACTTCAAGAATCAGACAACAGGTGGCATTGTAGTCATGGGAAGTAGAACTTGGTTTTCTATGGGATGCAAGCCACTTAAGAATCGTCATAACATTATCCTGACAAAAGAGGATGACATTAAAGGTTATGACCAAGAGAATGTCTACATTGCTCACACACCTCAGGAAGTCATTGAGATTTATGAGAACTCTAGCCTAGATCTTTGGATCATTGGTGGGGCTATGACTTACAAGACTTTTGAGCCTTGGTGTGAGGAAGCTGTGGTAAGCACAGTGGAAGGTGAATATGAAGGAGACACTTACTATAAGGGTCTAGAGAATAAGCTCACTGAAGAGAATGTAGTAGTTACAATGAAAGGTGATGGTTTCACAGTGAAACATTATAAGGTGAAATGATGGTAACACAAGATGGTTGTATCCTTTTATGTATTATATGTTCATTTCTAACAGGTGTTGTTTGCTACTTTATTGGAAAATGGGATAAAGAAGAAAAACATGCAGTCATAAAAGATACAAAACTAAAACTCATTGAAGGTATTGATGGAGTTTCATCAGTACAGCTTACTCCTATCCGCTATGTTGAACTACTCACAAAAGAGGAAGAGTGCAATGAGCTAAAACTAGCTATCAAGAGGTTTGCAGATGAAACTCCTTAAGGAACTCAAAGATTTATTTTCCCTTATGGGATGTGCTGTAGTATTTGTTGCTATACTAGCTATCACACTAAAGATTATCATGTTTGTGTGGTCTACAATTATGGCATGGTGAAATAATGAAAGAAGATATTGTAAACCCTAAGCGTTACACAGGTAACAAGCTAGAGTGCTGGGATTTTTGGATTGTAGCTGGTCTCAATCCTCTAGTAGCCTCTGCTGTTAAGTATGTGTGGCGATATAAAGACAAGAATGGAGTAGAGGATCTTAAAAAGGCTCTTGTGTTCTTAGATAAAATGAAGAATACACCTCAGGAAGCTCTCTACTTCACAGAAACTGAGTTCTTTGCATCAGATGATTTACTTGAAAATATGAGTGATACTCAGAGATTCATTGTAAACACATCTGTGCAAACAACTCATGAGAACTTATACAAAGTAGCTATTAGTGATATGGAAATTGCTATTAGTTACTTAATTAAAACAGAATATGGAGATGAAAGTGACTAACGCACAATTATTAATTTTTATCTTACTATTGCTTAATTTTCTCCTTGATCTTTACTACTTCTTTGAGAATACTGGAAAGAAAGCAGTTAAAATTAAGTATAAAGATAATGTAGCACACCTTGTGGATCTCACAAAAGGTGATTGGATTGATCTAGCTTCACCTAAAAGTATTGTTTACAAGAAAGGTGACTTAGTTCAGGTTGACTTTGGAGTAGCTATGGAGCTTCCTGAAGGTTATGAAGCTCACCTTGCACCACGATCTAGCCTATTTCAAAACACAGGCTTGCTTCTCACAAATGGTGTAGGAGTTATTGATAACTCTTACTGTGGTGATGAGGACTATTGGGGAGCTAAGTTCTATGCTACACATGATGGAATCATTGAGGAAGGACAACGTTTGTGTCAGTTCAGACTCATTGAGAATCAACCAAACATTCATTTTAAAGAAGTAAACCACTTGGGTAACGAAAACCGTGGTGGTTATGGAAGCACAGGAAAGTAGGGACAAATGCAAGTTAAATGTCTAAAATTTAATACATACTATGATGAACCTGACTACATTAGTGATTGTATTAACACAGCTATTGAAGGTCAAGAGATTATTGATATTAAGGTGACTTCTTCAGAGGTTGGTGACTCATTAGTAGAGTCTGAAATGCTAATATTTGTAACAATTATATATAAATAGTGGAGAATAACAAATGAAATTACAAAAACTGACTAAAATTAAATTACACACAATGACAACATTCTATGGTGAACCTGGATCAAGTAAGACTACCTTCATCAACACACTCCCAGGAAAAGTATTGGTGATTGATACTGACCGTGGATTGGCTTCAGTTGATCCTGATGAGCGCTTCTTAGTAGCAGAATGTTTCACTTGGCAAGATGTTGAAGAAGCTATTAATTTAGCTAATGACTTTGACTCTATTGCTATTGACCACTTCACAAACGTTCAGGAGCTTTTATATAAAGACTTGATGTTTAAGAAGAACGCTAAACAGATGTCACTTAACCTTTATGGTGAAGCATCTACTATCCTTAAATCTTTTATTGATACCCTTGTAGGATTGTCTTATGCAGGTAAGAATGTGTATGTTATCTGTCAACAAAAATCAGTCAACCTTGAAGATGTGGTTGATGAAAACATTCCAGCATCTATCGTCCCTAATTTGATGGATAGTGTTGGTAAGTACCTTACAGCATCAAGTCGTGTTGTTGGTCACACAGAGCGTGTTACTAAGTCTAAAGTAATTAAAGGTGTTAAGAAGACTAAAGATTTTTATCAAGTACGTCTTTCAGGAAACCCTGCTTACACCCTTAAAGTAACTCGTAAGCCAGGACTAATCATCCCTGAGACTGTAACTAACCCTACTTGGGAAATGATCGTAGGATACACAGATGGTACAACACAAGCTAAAGAAGCAAAGGCTAAGGAAGAACCTAAGGAAACTAAAGAAGCTAAAGGAGAATAACTATGTCAAAATTAGCATTTGGAGCAAAAGCTCCTGAAGTCCGTGAATTTATCTACACACCAGGACGATATGAAGTTCTTGTGGAATCTGTAGAGCAAGGAACTAACAAAAACACAGGAACGCTTTTCTACAAGTTTGTACTTCGTGGTAACTTTGGTGAAAACCTTACTATGTTCAACTTGTTTGTACGTGACAACACTTATGGACAAGAACAGCTCTACAAGATCATTGAAGCTGTAGGTCTTGACCCTAAGGCAGAAGACATTGACACAGATGATATTGTTGGTAAGTACATGGGAGTTGAGATTAAAGAAGGTGATCCATACCAAGGTAAACGACAATTCAATGTACGTGACATCTTTACTCTTGATGAAGAGGATGAAGATGGATCAGAAGAAGACTCCTCAGCTTCAGAAGATGATGATTGGGGAGATGCAGAATAATTAGAAGGTATCCTTAGTGGATGCCTTACACAGAGTAGCTAGAGACTCCTTATAGATTGTTTTATTTCATGTTTTGCCAATAGTTGTGTATTTCAATCTAGCTACTCTCTGTAAGGTATTTACTTTTTTGACAAGCCTAGTTAGTATTTTTCTAATTTTCTACACCTAAAGTTATTCTCATGATTTTGTTCCTTATGAGTTTTTGATTTTGCTTCTATCACCCAACTAGCTAGGCTTCTTAAAGGAGTAAATATGAATAAACTTGATAAGTTTAAACTCTATGTGTTAAAGCGTAGAGATGCCTTTGAGCACAAGTACAGAATAGGTAATAAGACTGTAGGAGATCTTTATAGATATGATCTACCTAACAACCTAAAATACCTTGATGATATGTCTCAAATGTTTATTAGAACATTAAACACAGCTAGAGTACCCCTTAGAGATAAGATACTTACTGTGTATGTGTATCGTTACATAGGTCATGAAATGTATGTCAGAAGATGTACTAATGAGCATGATGTTGTGACTATACATCAGCTTGAAAAGATAGCAATTAAGCTTAACTCAGCTAAGGCTAAGCTTTCACCTAACTACAAGTCTCCTGCTATTCAGGTAATGACTAGAGAGCTTAATAGAGGTGAGAGGTTTCTTGCTTCCTGTGCAGATTTCATTGACAAGCTTCCTGAGGATCTATTCTATGGATGGAAGTGTAGTGAGATCTATAGATACTACAATAAGAAGTGTGATGTGTATGGACTGAGTAAGTTCACAGCTTATAACCTAGCTACTGACCTAGCTTACATTAATGAGCTACATATTGAGCTAGACTTCATTAATGGATGCTCACCTAGTATGAGAAAGATGTACCTTGAGATTGTAGGTAAGGATAGATTCAATGCACAGGAGTATAAGAAGTTTGCTATTGACTTCATGAAGTGGTATATTGATCAGCCTTTTGCAGATAGCAAAGAGAGGATCATTACCCCTAATGATGTAGGACACATGCTTGTGGCTTACTATAAGCTCACAAGAGGTATGTGTAAGATTAGATACCCTAAGAAGACTAGGGTTAAAGTTAGTGACTTGGTAATATCAAGGAGTATGTATGAATTTTATAAAGGTGTACCAAGTGAAACTGATTGATGAGCTTGGTAATTGTTACTATGATGAAACCATCTGTGGCTTTAAGAAGAAACAGAAGTTTATTAAAAGCTGGATGGGTGATGATCAGATTACTAGGACTCAGAAAGGTGATATAACTATTTATATAAAAAACTGTGGAGAGGAGTTATGGTCGTATGAATGTTGAAAATGTTAAGATTGAGAATGTTAAACTAGCAGAAGAACCTAAATCATCACCAGCTAAGGCATCTGATGAGTATATCAAGCTAGAAAGAGAGTTTGATAAGCTTACTGAAGCAATTAAGCTTTCACATAGCACAAGGGAAAGAAAAGCTATGAGAGCAAGAAAAAAGAAGATTCGTGAGCAACAGAACCTTCTTTATTATCAAATGCTTTACTCAGGCTATATTGAGTACACTCAGACTGTGTTAGGGTTATCTACACCACAAGCGCTGTATAAGAGACTCAAGAAACTTAAGAAAAAATAAGAGAGCAATTAAGCTCTCTTTTTATTTTGGACAATTACAATCATCTTTAGGAAGCTCAGTGAGTTTCAAACACTCAGGAACTTCTTGTGAATCAAGCACAGGAGTGTATTCTACTTTGAATTGATGAACCCTGAATACCCCTGAAGAAGAGTTAGCAGGTTCAACTCTAAGCTTGATGTGTTGACCAGCAGGCACAATAATACTATCAGACATCTCCATAGCACCATCTGATACACCAGTCATTTGCCAGTGTACACCACGGTTCTTCTTGAGGTCTTCAGTATACTGTTCTCCTGAGTGGTATACCACAAACTCCATAGTGTTATCTTGTGCTGGATTCAATGAAGTACCATCAGCACACCATCTAATGTAAGCACGATACTTACGATCAGTCTGTTTTCTTCTTCCATCATCAGACTCACCAGCTACAACTCCTGTAGTAGAGTCCATGTAGAGGTCTAAGTCATAACCATCTGTGATAGGGTGGTAGAAGTCAGCAGAAGACACAGCAGAGTTTCTAGCATAGTTTACTTGGACTGTACCCATGTCACCCATCTTAGATAGGTACTCAGCCATACACTGTACCATATCCCACAAAGCGCAGATGTTTTGGATGTAGTGGTTAAGTTGACAAGCCAGCTTCTTCATGAATGAACTGAAGAACTTAGGATTGTAGCATTTCTGACTCTCAGCCATACATGCAAACCTTCCTACACCTTTGTTATTTTCTTCCACTAGTCTTTGACAATCTGCAACAGGAATGTCTTCACAGTCACAGCCATCATACCAACAGTGCTCTTTAGGGTTATCCCCAAAACTAGTAAATGTAGCCTCATTTAGTCTAGTTGTTTTATCATCAATAGCCATTAGTTACCTATCTTTCCTTGTGCTTTCCACTTACCACTTTTACGAATACGTGAAGGAGAAAAATCATCTTTTCCTACATCAGATGCTTGAATTTCAGCATTAGGATTTGTATCCCAATAGTTTTGGTTAGCAGTTCGTCTAATCTTCATCCAAGTTCTTAGAGTATTCAGTGAACTCCAATTACCATACTTTCTAATAGCCCATGGTCTAATCTTAGCATTTTCTGTATAGAAAATCATAAGGACATTATCACCTTCTACTACATTGTAGGTATACTCAGTTTTCTCAGGAGCATAACCATCTATAGTAGGAGGAGTATACCTGATTGTCTGACCTATAGGTTGGTTATACAACACAGTATCAGACTTAAGAGGGCTGTAGTTAGCTCTATTAAGGTATCTTACTGTGACATTCACAGTGGAAGGAATCTTATCATATCTAATGTAGTAGTCACCACTAGAAGTCACACTAGGGATGTCTACACCAGTACTTCCACTAGCTAGTCTATAACCTTGAATCTCAGGAGGAGTATGTCTAAAAGGCTCTCCTCTGAACACTGATTGGGTATACACAGGCTTGCTAGGAATATCCTGATTAGTTGCACTGTCTACATAGTGTACCTTGATAGCATATGCAGGGTTGTACTTGAATATAAACTCTTTTGTACCCCCTGAAGGTACTGTAGCTTGTAACATCTGTGTACTAATCAACTTATAAGCGAATATATACACAGAAGGAGCTGTATAGAACTGATTGGAATCCCCAGGGACTTTCTTTGAGGTTTCCCAAAGAGTATCACCTGTAACAGCATTTACATACTTGATTACTAAAGTACCTTCATCATTCGTAGCCTTTGGTACATCTAAGATGCTGATATTAGGTACTGTCAAACTGAGAGACACAGAAGAGTTTGTCGGATTGTATTGCCACTCATCATGTGTAGTAACAATTTGTTGCTTCTGTTCATTGACTCTAGATGATATCTGCATATCACTTAAGTCAATGGATCTATTCACATTCTCAGACCAGTTACCCCCTGTGGGACTGTAGTCTTTATTAAAGATAGTCCCTGTAGGTGAACTAATGCTATAGTTTGCATTACCTGAACCAAAGGCTTGTATTTCAGTTCTGGTATAGGATACATTACTGATAGTAGCTCTAATACGTGAGGGTGCTACCTTACCATCCTTAATGAGAAGGTCGTAGGTAACTGTACCTGTACTATTGATGTAGCCTATGGGAGTTTCCTGACCGTTGATAGGTACAGTCATAGGAGTTTCAATCCTAAAACTATTACCTGTCACATAGGTCTTTGTACCACTATCTGTAGAATAGATGTTAAGGCTGAGATTTTGTCTTACCTTAGTAATCTGTTCTTGGTTTAATGTAGCTTGATCAGCCATTAACTAATACCTCCTGCAAGGTCATTCTCAGTCTTGCCATTGTTAGTTCTAATGAAGGAGTTACCATCCACAGTCCCACCAAACACATTGATATTACCTGTGGCAATGTTTCTTCCTGCATTAAAACTACCTTCAAAGATGGTGTTACCTGTTTGATTCCAAGCACCTGAGTTCTGAAGGTTTTGAAGCACAGTAGTAAAAGCTCTTTTAAGTTTATTATACTCATCCTTAAGATTATTGAAGTCTTGTGTAGATACACCTTGTGTTGGAAGTGTTACAGAATTACCATTACTGATGGAAAGTACATTGTCATTAAGTGTTAATGTTTGTTTATCATTATCCTCTTTGTTGCTTAGAGAGGCTAGAGCACACTTTGCAGAAGAGTTATATGCTCTTGGAGATGTACCTTCATATACATCAACTTCACCAAAGAAGAGAATAGCAGTATTGCTATTAGATGTACCTTTATTATAGATACGGATATACCCCTCATCACACTCACCTACATTAAAAGTATAAGAACTTTTAACTAAGTTTGATGCTGAAGGAGTGTTTGGCAACTCTTTAATAGTTACTACTTTTGTATAATCTGCTGTTTCTCCTGTTATTCTTCCTAAGAATAATAAGGATACTCCTGTAATGTTACCTGAAGCAAACCAACAAAGGTTCATTGTATAGTTTGTATTACGTTTAGTCTTAAACCTACCACATGCTGTGACAACTTCATTATGTGTACCATTACTTAATAGGAATAAATTCTCAGTTTTATTATAGTAGAACTGGTGTTTAGCTATGCTCAGGTTTGGTTGTGCTTGCTCAGGTTGAAAGTTACCCCAACCATTAGTATTTTCAGGAAAAGCAGAGTTACATACTAAGTTATCTCCACCATCAAGGGTATCTTCTGGTAATGTAACACTATTACCATTAGAAATTGATAGGGTCTTACCTGAAAGACTAAGAGTTTGTTTGTCATTGTCAGGTCTATTTTCTAAGGCTGTGATCTTATTTCTAAGGAAGGTATCATCATAAGAAACACTACCACCAGCCGTGGGAAGCTCTACCTCGCCTCCATCATTAGATAATACAATTTTGTTACCTTGTTTTGAGATAGTCTGCTTTTTATTTTCCAGCTCTGTGATTTTCTGTGTTAGGGCTACTGTAGAGAATCGTAGGATGTTATCATCATTTCCTGATGTTTCTAGTGTTACAAGAGGGTTTTTGTCTCTTTCACTAAGCGTGACAATACCTATTGGAAAACCTGTTACAGTATAGGCATTGCCTTCTTTTGTTACCTTAATCCTTTTACCAGCAACTACAGATACTTCAGCAGATTCAGGGAGCTGTACAGAATTTCCATCTGAGATAGATAGCGTTCTTCCTAATAAGGTCAGTGTTTGGTCTTTGTTAGGCTTGGTGTTTACAATAGTCTTGTCAGGAGCAATGTTGATACCATCACCAGCCTTGTAAACTACTGTTTCTCCTCCACCAACACCATTAACTTTGATCCATTTAGTTCTATCAGGAGAAAGAATAAATAGATCTCCATTAGGTAGGAGGTACATGTGGTCTCTATCTCCCATAAACACATCAGGAAGCTTATCCACAGGAGCTACCCAAGTATCTTCAGCAGGCATACATTGTGTACACCAAGTATTAGGGTTTCCCCCACAAGTTGTGCATCCCATTAGTTAACTCCTCCTGCTAAGTCGTTTTCTGTTTTACCTTTGTTAGTACGGATAAAGTAATCTCCATCCACTGTGTTAGAGAATAAGTTGATATTACCAGTAGCAATACTTCTGTTAGGTACAAAGTCTCCATTAAGTCCACCCTTCCAAGCACCACTAGCTTCTAGGTTATTAATGATCTTTGTAAGTAAACTTTTGATAAGAGCTACATCAGAGTTACTACCTGATCCTCCTACACCATTCTCCATCAACCAGCATAGTTGTGATGTAATGTTTTTGTTGAAACACCACTGAGAATACATAGCTTTTGAGGTTTCTTCAGGCAGGTCACAGAGAGTAGTATCTCTCAGCACAAGTGAGTGCATCTTAATTCTATCATCATTTTGTTTAGTGAGAGATGCACAGGCAGTAGATCCTGTGACAATCTCTTCACATTGACAATTTACACAATCTGACATAATTTCTCCTATTTATCATCAATAAAGCAGTCAAACTTACAATCCATCAAGTCACATCCTCCCTTAATGAGAGGGATATGCTCTACCTTTTTCTCAGGTTTAGGAGGAATAGTAGGTTTCACAGGAGGTACACCATTAAAAGGTTTAGGAGGCTGTTCTGTGAATGGAGGGAAAGGCTTTCTCACAATCTGCTCCCTTGTGTACACATTTTGGTGTCTATCACCTGGATTGCCTCCACGAACTTCAACCTTCAAGTGAGTAAAGTTACTTGGTAGATTGTTGAAAGTCTTGCTCCATTTAATGGTTGATAGATGCCAATTAGGTCCATAAGCAAGGTTTTGAGTATCAGCATGCTTGGCAATGAGGATATCTTTCTGAATGACACCATAGTTGTTTCCTCCATCTATAGAGGCGTAAACATCAAAGTACCAGTCATAAGTACCACCATATTGTACATAGTATCCTCCAAGGCTACCTCTACCACCATTTTGATAGGAGTACCCTAAAAGGTTTAATTGGATATCTACAATAGTACCCTCATTATTTCTAGAAGTAAAACCAATACCTTGACCAAAACCATTTCTGTGAGCTTCACTAAGATCAATTCCTTGCACAGTACCTCTAGGAGAACCACCCATAGCTACATCAAGAGGTGCACCATTACGTTGAAATGTACCCCAAGCCTCTTGCCACTGAGTAGCTCCTCCCTGCTGTGTGTTAGCTCCTGCTTCATATTCACGCTTCTTACGTTCATATTCTGCTTTTCTATAGTTATATCCCTGAAGAGCTGTTTCATACTTAGTTCTCTCAGAGTTATATCTATTCAAGTTAGCCTGATAATCAGACTCAAGTCTAATTTTATTAGCCTCCCAATCTGATTGGTCAGGGGAAGGCTTGTTAGCCTGATCAGCATTGTACACACCAATGATTCTATTGATGCTTTCAATTCTATCAGCTAAACAATGTTGTGCTTCACATACCTTTTGGGCTTTACGTTGTAAGCACTTCATACGTTTAATTATATCACAGATGATTGCAATAATGTTCTTGATAACACACCATATTCTAAAGAAGCCATGTGCTGTATTCTCTTTTACTTTACATTCTTCTCCATTGGCAATAGCATCACCAGCCAACTTCACAGAGTCAGCTAGGTCATGCTTCATCTTCTCACATTCATGTGCTTTGTAGAACTTTATTCTGCATCTGCAATTAGGACAGTATTCAAACATAGTTTCTCCTAGCAGTTGTCACAGTCAATAACACAGCCTTCAGCTTTAGGTAGAGGAGAGTTATTGTTAGTGTAAGTAGCTCTCACATCACTTGTAGTAGGGTCATATACCCAGTGTTCAGCAGTTCTAAAGAGAAGAATATCACCTGTATTTTCTCCTTGTGGTCTTAATGTAGCTTCCTTACTGATATCAATAGAAGCAGGCTTATCAGTAAAGCTCAATCCAGGATCGAACTCTTTCGTCCACACAGGTCTTCCATTAGTATCAAAAATAGTGAATCCAGCAGTAACACCATAGCTTCTTCCTGATCCAGCATAGTTAACTGAGTCAAAGTCTACTTTAGAGATGTATGCCTTGATTGTACCATCTTCATTCATGTGGTACATGTGGGATACTTTACCTGTGATTGTACCTCTACCAACTTCTTTACCACTATCCACATTATTCCACACAATAGAGAATGAACCATTCTGCTGTACAGTTACAGCCGTGAAAGTATCTCCATTACCTGAAGCATTAGCAGATGTACCTACACCTTTCATACCAAAGACTACATTCTCTAACATTTTGCCCTTAATGTGATCCACAAGACCTGAGATTCGCTGATCCTGACATTTAGCTACAGCACAGAGGTTATTTACTTTAGCCTCTAAACACTCTAGCTTGGCTAGGATATAGCACAGTTGGTTAATAATATTCTTAAGGACACACCACACACCATAGAAGCCTCTTCTGATAGCATCAGGTAGGTTACACCATTCAGCTTTTAGAATATCTCTCATCTTAGGTCTAATTTGAAGGTCATTTAGCTCTTGTAGCTTGGTACAGTCTCCAATACCAACATTCTCACAGGAGCAGTCCTTTTGTTTACAAATGTCTTCCATAGTTCCTCCAATAAAAATAGGGAGGGGATATACCCCACCCCCTTAACCAAACAATAAGTGGTTTAAGTTCCAAGCAGACAGCCAGATCTCTCCTGAAGTTCTCAGTCTGAATTTTCTCCAATACCATCCACCTGTACCCATTGCTCCATAGCCTGTATCAGCAGTAGCAGTTTGGTCAAACACAAAGTAGTCACCTACATGAGTCATTTGATCAGGTAGTTTAGCACCATCTTTGTTAGTAATGATGATATCTTCTACAGCCACTCCGTTTTCAGTCCAATCAAACCCTGCTGGGGCAAGCTCTTTACAGTATACCTGCCATAAACCATTGACATATTTAAGATCATCTACTCTATAAGCATGTTGCATCTTGTTAGGAGCAGAAGGCTTAGGAGTAGCCTTAGCAGGTGTTACATACTCAGCTCCTCTAGCCATAGCAATGAGTTTGTCAATGTCAATTCCCGCAGGACAGCTTGTAGATGAACATTCACTGTGTTTCAAGATATGCTGTCTATCCATAGGAATACCGTAGCGTTCACAGATGTCTCTGATAAGTTTAGCTGAGTTTCTGTAAGTTTCCTCAGCAATAGTCCATGTAGGAGCACCTGTGTTGTTCAAGTGTTCAATACCAATAGAGCGTTGGTTTACAGGATAGTTACCTGCATGATAGGCAACATAGTTTTCACCAACACATCCCCAAATCTTATCAGGTGTTACTTGGTAATGAGCAGATGTACCATGACCTGTAGATACATACCATGTGCTTCTAGCCACAGCATCATTCAAAGACGCATTATGGTGAATTACAATGGTATCAATCTTTGTACGGTTGCTGTCACAGTTCATTGCATTAGAGTCATAGCCAGTAATATATCCTGAGTAGATTTCTCCATTAATATTCTTAGTAGGTAAAGCCACAGTCTTTGTACCTCCTTGTGGTTTAGCTTGTATAGTACCCTTCACCCTAAACACAGTAGGGTAAGAGGCTGAGTAAGGGAGTTTAACTAAGTTATGTACTCCATCAGCTCCTCCTTGGTTTTGTCCAAAGAACCAACCAAAACCTCCACCAGCATCACTATCAAACAATGCTACGTGAGACACAGAAGTCCAATCAGGTACTCTCCTAAAGATGAATACATCTCCTGACTGTCTACTTTCAACAGGAACTTCTGTGAAGTACTTCAGGATACCATTGGAATTTCTCTTCTCCCAAAGGTCTTGTGCATAACCAGTACCTCCTTGTGAGGCAGGTGTTGTGTTAATCACAGGGATGTTATTCTCTATACACCACTGTGCAAAGGAATCCCAGCATTGAAATTTGAAGTAACCATCTACATCAACACCCTTACTCATCCACTTGGACTTAAAGGTTTTATAATCCATCATTTTCACCTTGAGCTTCATTATACTTTTTGCTTGAAATACCTAGCACAGTACCAGCAAAGGTAGTAAGCAAGGCTAGAGTTCCTGTAATTGCAGTTGAGTCAAATTTGTATAAAGCTCCTAGACCTGTAATTAGGGTAATAAGTGCTGGTGCGACTACAGTAACAAGTTTCTTCATTAGATCATATTGTTTATTAGACATAGTAATTTCTCCTTAACATCTTAGAGTTAGTTTAATTTTATTGAACTTATCTTCAAGACCAAAATCAGCATAAGCAGGGAAGTTATAAAAGAAAGTAAGTTCATTAATTTCATCTATAGAAGTATATAAAGTGCTCATGGTATATACATGTGAACCCTTATATAATGTCAAAGCAATCTTAGTTGAGGTACTATCAAATACAATAGAAACTCTATCAAAATATACGAGAGGTGCTATGTCAACTGAGAAAGGGTTTTCTGGGTGTTCTCCAGTAATTACACTGGTGAATGCAATCTCAGCCTCATTATCATCAACACCTAATGAGATAGCCATAGGTGAGTTTTGGGGATATTGTGTAGAAAAATTAAATTTAGGGTTTGTATTTTCATGAGTTAAAGGTGCTACAATAGCATCACCATTAACACTCCTAGTACGTATAAATATACCTTGAGTTGCTTCTATAACTTGCAAATTACCATTAGAGGTATCAGGTACTAACTCAGTTACATTATCTTCTGCTTTAATAGAGACTCCTTTAAGTAATCTATCATAAGCACTATTAATATAGCTACCTGAATAAGCACTGATAGCAGAAGCCATAGAGCCTCCTGAAGCTGGAAGAGTTACACTATTACCATTGGAGATAGACAATGTTCTATCTTGTAAAGAAAGTGTTTGTTTGTCATTATCCTCTCTTGCTTCTAGCTGAGTTACTCTTTGTCTAAGCTCAGTATCATCATAGGTTAAAGCTACAGTATCCTTATCATCAAACTCAACTTCACTACTTGTACCATCCACTCTTGTGTAAGTAAATTTAACCTTGTTACCTTCTCTTGACACAGTGACATCTTTTACAAAGTTGTCTGTTCTGTTCTCTAGTTTTTGTAGTCTAGCAAGGATAGCTGAATCATCATAGGATGCTCCACCATTACCACCTTGTCTATTTAAGCAATTATCATCAATTACTATTCTCATTCAGTTCATCCTCCATGTGCTTTCTCATCTTTTCATTAAGTCCATGAATGTAGTGGTTTCCCTCAAGTTCTCCAAAGTACTGTTTCACAAGAGGTTCAGTCATATCCCACTTCTCTTTCCAAGTAAACTCAGTTGAGTTGTAGATATTCAAGTACTCTGATCTAATACTAGATCTTTTAGCCCCTTTTGAAAGCTCAATAAGTTGGGTTCTCTTGTGATTTAACCAAGCTACACCCACACCAATAGCTGTAGTCATTAGTAAGGAGATAGCAGACATAACTGTTTGATCCTCTAAGAGTCTTACAATAAGTTTATCCATATTACCTCCTAAGACTTAACATAGTAAGAATGTAGCAAACCTTCTTTAGTGATTACTTCACCATTAGGTTTCATAATAGTTGTGTTATAACTGAAGATAGGGTCACCTTCTTTAGCACTATCTCCAACATGCTTAAGCATAGTAACAGTAAAGGAGGTAACTTTATATTTGTTAGTATTATCTCCCTTATTCAAGTTTCTCTCTAACTCACCTTTAAGAAAGTTAGCTTGATCTTGTAGCTTATCCTCTGTTAGTGGAGTACCTTGAGGATTAAAGCTTATAATGGAATTAATGCTTGCAATCTTACCCCCCTCTAGTGAAACTTTACCAAGATATAGTAAATTTAAAGAAGCATCAAAGTCTACATCAGGAACTTCCTCTTTACTTTTACCTTTACAGTTAATCTCAACAACTACCTTGTCACACTTTGATTCAAGCATTTCACAAATTGCTTTAGGGATAGGTTTAAACCCTTCATAAGTAGGGTAGGTAACTCCACAGAGTTTATCTTCTTCAGCCAATTTATAGACCATATTTTCTCCTATCTTATATAAACATCTATTGATGTTTTCTCATTAGTTAAGTAGGCTTTACCCTTAAAACCAAAAGGTGTATTATACAATCTTCCTTTAACATCACCCCAAGATGAAGGCACAGAAAGGATAATATAACCGTCTTGGTCTGAAAGGAAGCCATAAGCATTATAGCTCTTATTTACATTTACACTTGTAGGGAAGTTGTTACCTGATGAGTAAGTCCACTCATAACCACTATACTCTACCCTACCTAGTGATATAAATTGAGCCAAGGTGTAGATTTGTTGAGTTCCTGACTGATCTAGACCATCACTAGTTTTATCTGGAAACTTATCGTAGCCATTAGCCTTCTCAACTTCTTTCTTACCTGACTCTTTATCTTGCTTAGAGTACTCAGTCTTTTCTTTTACAGCAGATTTTGGTAAGTAGCCTACAGTACCATTGTACTTATCATAGATAAGCCATTCACCATTAATCTTACCTGTGACCTTGTTACATTTGTAGAAAGTATCAAGCACAGTATTGTCACCATTACCTTTAATGCCTTCAACCTTATCTACTACAATTTCATAGAAGATCCTTTGTACTCCACCACTCTTCTTAGGTTTTCCAGCATCAGCACTAGTACCACTAGAGCCATCAGGAGTGTAATTATCCTGACCTCTGATTCTCACAATTCTAAGAATAGTTGCTCCATACCCTGTGATGCTTCTTGTGTGTTCAATAACATGAGCTATTCCATTGAAGTTTTGTTCAATTACTCTAGCATTATTAACACCTCCACCACCATACACAAGTGTGTGACCAAAACCTGAACCTGGCTCATTAGTAGATAGGATGTCACCTACTTTAAGTTGTGACTCATTAGAATAAGGAATAACATCAGCAAAACTACTGACATCATTACCTATTCCTATCTGATTACCATTACCTCGAAGATGACCTCCAAATTGTTGAGCTACCCAGTCCACAAGGTCTACACATTGATAAGGTTGAAAGGCAGGGAAACCATCAGTATCAATGGATTGTCCTACTACACGCTGTGCAACTTGATAAGCATTTGTCATATCAATTATACCTCAATCTTATCCTTCAGTAAACTTGAGCACAACCCTGTTATGTAAGAGAAGTCATAGCTAAACTCTTCATTATCTAGGGTGATAATATTATCTTTTTTACGACAAAAGATAGAGTACTTTTCCAGTGTAAGCTCTAGATAATCACTATCCATCCACTCCTTAGCTCCTCCATAATCATGATTCTTATAAACCTGCTTAAAGAAGTGTTCTACAGCAGATTCCACAAGGATTCTATTCCTCATACGTTTCACAAGAAACTTTTTACTCTCCATAGTACTCCATCTCTCTTTCAATCTCCTTCAGGGCATACTCAACCCTCTGAATATCACTTTTAAGGATCTCATTTTGGATCACACTTTGATAATCAGTAGGGTGAGAGGCTAAGTGCTCTTCTAGTTTGAACTGTTTAGCTTCCATACTGTGTAGCTGGGTAAGCTTATTCTTATGTCTATTATAAAGCCTTGATACTATAATGTTCATTAGTACTCCTAGTTAATGTGGCTGAACTTAAGGAAGTTCCTGAGTGTAATCTGTGCTTCTCCTAGAGCATATACAGTGAATATCTTCTCACCAGCACTGAATAAAGCACTTCTCTGAGCATCATTTAGATACCATGCAGAGTACATAAGGTCATAACCTTCCATTGGATTACTATTAGGGAAGATACCTTCACCACTAGCATCATCACCAATCCAGTTACATCCCCATTGTCTTCTAAAGATCTCAGTAAGCTCAATTTCAGATACCTCACCAGTGGCTTCATTCTTAGCACTTACTACTAAGTGTACATCTGATAGTGGCATAGTTTTCTTATTTTCACACTGTGATACATCCATCTTAACCACAAACTTCAAGAACCATCTTTGGAATCTATCCAAGTCACTAGGCACAAGGACTCTAAATTGAGCAGATCCTTTAGTCCTATCAATCACAACAGTATCACTTGGAGATTCATTCTTTTCCTTAGGTGATTCATCTTTACTCTCAAGGGCTTTCTTAACTACTTCAAAGTATTTGTTAGCTCCATCAATACGTTCTTGAAGGGCATTGCCTGGAACTCCTCCCCAGTCAGCTAGGAAACGTGTTGTAAGCTGTGCAATGTCACCATCACTGGAAGCAACTTCTTTAACCACATTCTTAAGAGTCTCCTCAGACATCATGAAGGCTACTTGTGTATTGAAAGTAAAGATGCTACTATTTCTAGCCCTAGCAAACTCATAGAGAGCTTTAGACCTTGGACCTGTCCACTGACCTAAGCCTAGACCAATCCAGTGTTTACCACCTACATTGTACCCAGGTTCACTAATAGGGTCTTTATAAAGTGATGCAAAAGCTTGCCATGATCCCATGAGATTCTCTGCTGTAGGCTCTTGTGCTACCTTGTCATATTGTTTACCTGTAGCATAGTCAGCTTCATATCTTCTAGCAGTAACATTAGACTCTCTCACAAAGTAGCCAATGATAGCAGAAACACCTTGTGCTTTAGCTTCAGGAATTTCTTTCTTGATAGCTCTAGCAAAGGTTTTTACTCTTGTTTCAATATCTTCACTCTCTGATCCTTCAATACTATCATCTGAGTAAGGAGCACAAGAGGAAGCAGTAGAAAGAGTATCCACATAGTCAAGAGCATAGAGGTCAGTTACCCCTCCTCTACGCTGTTTTGATTGTTGAATTACCCTAGATTTAGTTCTACTAACAGTATTTACTAATTTATTTAGATAATCTACCATTTCTCCTCCTACTGATTCACAATGATGTCTCTATCACTGTAAAGATACTTAGAAAGCTCTAGTTGTTGTAGATGAGAACTTCCTACTTGATAAAGGTCAGTGATCTTGGTAACAAAGAACCAGTTACTTTCCTTCAATACCTTCTCATAGTACTTAGAGCAAGCTGTAAGCTCCCAAACCCCTGCATTAAGGGTAAACAATACCCTATCTCCTGCCTGTACTGTATGCTTCTTCAGAGGCTCTACAGTCATTGTATAGACTATCTTTCTACGTGAGTTCTTGAGTCGTCTAATAGCTGTTCTATAGAGCTGTTCTGTAGCTTTTAACCTATCAGCATCCGTGATCTCTTTGTTATCCTCAGCGATTGATTGGGTGTCATTATCTGTCACAGTACCCCAATAAAGCTCTCCTGCCTCTAAGGCAATACCTTCTTCATCTAGAATAGCAAACTCATCACCTATAATCTCAGGAGCAAACACAGGGAGCTGTGGATAGTCATAAGAACGCTGTGAGTTTACCTTGTTACCTGTTTTAATCACAGGGAAGCCCTCAAGCATAAACTTAGGGTTGTAGAAGATATCTCTAAGTGTCAATGAACTAGCTCCTGAGTCTGACTTATCTGACATAGCTACAGCAATGTTGATTGTATCCTCATAGTTCTCAGAGATGTTATCTAATGACACAAGGTAGTTGTATTCATTGATGAGTATATCTCTCTTGATACCAAAGATACCAAACTCAATCAAGTAAGGATCATAGCGATTTACTCTCCAATAGAGGGAAGTAGTCTTCTCACACACTTTGGTAAGAAACTCTAGGAAGGACTCTCTAGAAAACTCATATTCAATCAAGTTCTTTTCAGCATAATCATCTACATACTTGATCTTGAAGTCATTAAGTAAATCATCCTTGTGCTGTTCATTAGACCAATAGCCCATAGCTTGCTCTACAGCAGATACTACAGTTCTAGCTTTCACAGTAACATTAGTAGGAAGGGTACGTTTCCCTAGCCTACCAATTACATGTGAAGTCTGAACAGTTACCGTGCTACTCTTATAATCACTAGACTTGTCTCCTACATAGCCTTCATACTTCCAATCATCTGTCTGAACTACAATATGTGTATTACCACTAAGTAGCTTGGAATATTTTAAAGGTAAGGTCAAGGAGATAGCAGGCACTTCCATTAAGGAAAATTGTACTTGGATATCATTAAGGAAATCATCTTTAGGTATAATTACTGACTTCCTTCCTGAAGCCTCACTATTAATAATATAACCAATCATACTGTTACACTCTCATAATCTATATAAATACAAGCAGTATCACTTTCTACGCCACTCACTGACACAGTATTGAGTCCTTTCTTAATGTAAGGTAACTCAGCACATAATTTAAGCACAGAAAGTGAAATATCCTGATAGTTGAACTCTAGACATTCCCAAGATTTAGCATACTTAAGCTCACCTTTATAATTAGCTGTAAGCACTCCTGAGTACTCACCTTTAATCTTGAAGTCAACATCATTGATCCTCACAATAGGGTCTTTGAAGTCTCCTTCTAAGGCAATACTCCACTTGTGACTATCTAGTACTGTAGTAGATAAGAACTCTCCTGTGAGGACTTCATTCACACAAGTGTCACAGATAGCATGCTTATACATGCACTGTAAGCCTTTACCATCTTTCTTGCACTTAGAGCAGTTATATACCACTCTCCACTTAGAGTTACATTCCTCAAAGAAGTCATTCATGAACTCTACATTGGTTTGTGCTGTACAAAGATCAATCATTCCATCCATCTCACAGCAATCACTCTCACAACACTCACAGTAGTTATTACAGTTAGGCAAACCATTACAACAGTGCCTTGACTTACCTAAGCAGTTAGCCTTCATATCAAGGAAGTCACAGTTGTCATAAGGTTCTAAGAAGGTCTTATCCTCATCAGCCTTATACCATACACCATCAGGATTGTCAAACTCTACTTTAAACACAAGGTAATCATCATCTGTGAGTACCCACTGTTTATTGTTCTGAATACTTGTGACATAAGCATTACACCACACAAGCTGTAGACCTGTTTGAACAGCCCACAGCTTTCCTGGTGTCATTAATTGCTCCATAATGAAGTCATAGTGAGCTTGTACGTGCTCTTCTGACCAATCATGTGTCTTAAGTGCTATCTGTAATGAGATTGTGTTAGAGTCCACAAGAGACATCTTACTAGTGTTACCAACATAAGACCCATTAGTAAAAGTGCGTGAGGTTTTATTCTCACGCAAACTAATACTTTCTGTCTGCTCATCAATAGATTTTCTACCAAGGAACACTAGGTCATTAAATTGGATGTAGCGTTTAGGTTGGGTGAAGTTTTCATCACATCTAAACATTAAACATACCTCATCAATCTGTCAATTCCAAACAACCCATTTAGATACTGAGATTTATTGTCAATATTTTGACTGATCTTAGCATTATTTGTGTTGTATACATTATTAATTATAGTCTGTCCTGAGTTACTTTGCAAGGCTTTATTACCATATTTGTTGAGATTATTCAGGAAGTTTAGTCCTAAACTTTCAACAGCTTTCTTCCTCAAGACATACTCACCAGGGGTAAGCATAGTAGGCACAGTATCAGTTCCTCTTGGAGTCCAATTAATACCTACAACATCACCACTAGAATGATACTCAGGAACTAATCCTCCTAGGAATGAGTGATGCCCTTTACCCTTACCTTTGCCTTTACCCTTGCCTCCACTAACTGACTTAGGAGTGGATTTAAAGATACTTTCAACAGCACTTGCAACACTAGACACAAGAGAGTCAAGAGCTTCTTGGATCTTCTTAGCTTCTTCTGTGATCTTAGAAGTATCAACATCACTAGGGTCATTTCCATTGACTCTATCTTTAGCCTCTTTGATCTTACCTGTGGTCTTGTCAACCTTATCTTTAAGCTCTTTCACAAGTGCTTGTCCTTCAGGAGTAAGCTTAGTCACATCAATAAGGTCAATAGGGATACCTTTCAGAAGTTCATTAGCTTTTTCAATCTTAACCTCACCCTTAGAGTACAACTCACCTACAACATTGTAGAAGTTGTTAGCAGAAAGTTTAAGTGAGCTAAGTTCTTCTTCACTAAGAACACCATTATCATCAGCTACCTCTTGGATAGCCTTTTCAATAGTCTCACCATCCTTAAGTACTTTGTCAATTACTTTTTGTCTAAGCTTTTTGTCAATAATACCTATTTTCTCTAGGATAGTATTAAACTCTTTAGTGTCAGCTTTGTAGGTAGAGTTGTCAGTTAATCCAGAACCTGTAAGCATCTTAAGCTCTTGGATAAGATCATCAACATTCTTACCTGCAACTTCATTGATTTTCTCTTTTGTAGCTTTTGATGCCTGTTGAAGTTTATACTTAAGCACTCTAGCATTAGTATCATCTAAGTCCTTACCTAAAGTAGTCACACTCATGAGTTCTTCTAAGTTTAGATCAGAATCTTCTAAAGTGAAAGATTTCAAAAGATTCTTCCAAACCTCACTCTTTGTACTATTGACAACTTTATTAAGCTCTTCCACAGCTTGTGTGTATACTTCATCATTACTTCTAGAGTTAGCTGTAGCAGATTCTTGAAGTGTTCTTGCCCATTTATACAAGTTTTCTTTAGAAGCATTGACAACTTTCTCTTCACTAGCTCCCATATTCATTAGGACTTTTTGAATAGCGGTTTCTTGATCTTCTTTATTACTAAAGTTTCTACCATTTAGAGCATAGTCTAATTGATCTTTAACCTCAGCAATCTTCTTGAATGGGATTTCAGGAATCTTCTGAGTAGCAATATTAAGGGCGTTAAAGGCATCCGTGAAGTTCTTAGATGAAGTCTCTTGTCTCTTGAACTCAGTATCGGAGAGAGTTTGGATAGTTGCAACAGTATCATCTGTAGAGTTTTTAAGCTCTACATATTTTTGACCCCAAGAACCATATAAAGCCTGTAAGGACTTCATAAGCTCAAGGTCAGTCACACCAAGCTCTTCTTTCCACTGTGCCCAAGTTTTCTCTTGACCACTGATATTGACAGTATAGTTGTCAACATCATTAGGAAGGTACTCAGTAGCAAGTCCAAGGTTAGATCCACCTTTACTTAAGTCACCACCAAACTTGCCAGCATTACCTGTCACAAGGGCGAGTGAGTTAGTAAGGTCAGATTGTACAGAAGAGTCATTTGTCACAGATTTATAGAAGTTCCTCATGAGGTCTCCATACTGTTTAGCCTCTTGTTTAAGAGCCTGTACTCTAGCTTCTCTAGCAACCTTATCTTGCTCTTCTTTTTGCTTCTTAGCTTCAGCTTCCAACTTAGCTTGCTCTTTCTTAGCTTGGTTTTCAGCATCATTTGTGAATAATCCTTGGATAAGTCCTACAAAACCGCCAATACCAGCACCAATAGCTGTACCTATAGGAGTGAACATAGATCCAATTGCAGCACCTGATAAAGCTCCTGAAGCAGTACTTGTAAGCACAGTAGAGGCTTGCTTCATTCCTGAAGAAAGCTTGCTACTTTGGACAGCATTATTAATACCATCTAGTGCCATTCCACCAAACATACCACCAATAGCTAGCCCTGATGTCTTAAGTGCTTGACCTAGGTTACCTGTCTTATCAAAACCTGCTCCAATAGCTTGTCTAAATGTACCACCATTGGCTCTAACATTCTTATAAGCTTGAGTGGATTCCTTAAAGACCTTGCTTAGTTTGAGCTGTTCTTTAGCGTTGTTTCTAGCCTGTAAAGCTAGTCCTGCAAAGTACTCACCATTCACAGAATCATTAGCAAGGAAGGCTCTTTGACTCTTCTTAGAGTAGTACTTGTCGGCTCTTCTATTAAAGAATCCTGATAAGAGTCCACCACCACCAGCAAGAAGACTTTGACCACTTGCTAGTCCACCAGCTACACCTTGCTTAGTTTTAGCTGGGAGAGCAAAATTGTTAAGCTGGCCAAGGCTACTTACAGTAGTACTAATGAATGACACAATACTAGATACAATGTTAGAAGCCTTACCAATTAATGCACCAATTATTAGGTACTTACCTACATGACCAAGAACTTCAGCAATTTTAGCAAAAGTTTCTACAATAGTAGTTAGGAAGCCAAGAATCTTCTTAAAGCCTTCTTGAAGGTTTCCTCCACCAAAAGACTTGATAACATTCTCAATAGCCGTCACAACAGCTTTAACAAAGTTAGAAAGTGCTTTGAAGAATCTGATACCTATACCAGAGGTTAGAGCATTAAGAGCACTAGAAGTAATTCTAGCAAGCACAGGAGCTAAATAGTCAAGTAAGTCTTTTACAACATTACCTAGGGCTTTTAGACCTGTTCTGAAGCCTTCACCTTTAATACCTTCTCTTGTGAGCTTAACAAAGTTTGAGAAGAAGTCAAACACAGATGAGATAACCTTAGAAGCTACATCAATGATAGGAGTTTCATCAATAAGGAATCTGAGTGTTTGTACAAACTGATCTGCAAAACCTTTAATAGATTTAACTACTGTAGAAGCACCATTTTGGAAAGATGTAGCTTCTGTGAGGTGCTTGAATGTATCAGACATGTCCTTAATGAACTCTGCTAAAGCTCTCACAGCACCACTATGGACAGCAATTTCTTGTAAGTTAGTGATAGCTTCAATTACTGAAGTTATAGCATCTAGGATGCCTCCACTCACTAATGTTCTACCAATGTTTACCCAAGATGTAAGATACTTGATGTAAGCATTACCAGCTTCACTCACAAAACGACCAATAGCACTTCCTGATTCATTCAAGAAGTCAATTAGTGATTGCATGAATCCTTGGAAGCTCTTCATCACATTACCATCAAGGCTAGAAGTAAAGTCTTTACCAAACTTCTCCATAGATTTGATGAGTTGGTCACCAAACATGAGAGTGATAGCTCTTGAGAACTTATTGATATTCTCAATACCTTTACCAATAGTATCTCCAAGTGTTCTTACATAGCCTTCAAACTTCTCACTTCCCACAAGATCAGTGATGCTCTTAATGAAGTCTCTTGTAGCTACATACACCTTGTTAAGAGCACCAGGAGAAGAATTACCATCTTCATCTACCTTATCAAACACAAGGAGATTTGAAAGTGTTTCTTTCAAGTTCTCAATAGCTTGTTTAGGAGTAAGGATAGATGTAACTAGACTTTGGAATTTAGGACTGTTACCAACTTCTTTGATAACATCTAAGTACTCATCAGCAGTGATAGCCTTATCCTGAGTAGCTTTAATGATGGAACTGTAACCCTTAGACTGAGCAAGAGCTAAGAGTCGTTTGTTTACTTCAGATGCACCAAGAGCAGAGAATCTTTCTCTTGTGAACTTGAAGTCTTGTTGGTTAAGATAACCATTAGCAAGCATTTGAGCTGTTTGCTCTCCTGCTGTCTTAATACCCTGTACAGGATTGTTTGTTTGTGCAATAAGACCTGCAAAGGCTTTTACAATATCTTCCGAGTCTTTACGGTTATAAGCATAGTAAGTGGATGCTTGATTGAGCAAGTCAGAAGCATCATACACAGAAGCTTTACCATAATCTCCTAATCTCTTAAGAGACTTGTTTACATCCTTATCACTAAATCCTAGGGAAGACATGTTGACCCTATAGATCTGCATAGCATCCCCAACTTTTTGTGACTCAGAAACCATTCCAGCAACACCTTGCTTCATGGTAGTCACAGCAGATGTAATCATGCCTTGGAAGCTACTAGTGAGCTTTCCATTGACTAGTGATGTAAATGACTTCTGGATATTTAAAAGCTCATATGAGACAGATTTGAGACCACTGAGCATGGTCTTAGCAGGATTGACAGCTCCTAGCTTAATCATGTTTGATGTCAGACTAGTAAGTGTTCTGTCAGCCATAGACATAGCTGATCCTACGTTTTTCCAAGACTCTGCAAAGTTATTGACTTCGATTGTTTGATCTTTTAACTTGCCACTTCCACCAATACTAGATCCTGATGCCTTGCTCACAAGAGCATTTACATTATTGATCTGTCTTTGGATATCAGAAGTATCAATATTGAGCTTTAAATTAATAGAGGGCAGGTTATTAGACCTGCCCATCTTCTTAATCATACGTTCAATATCAAGCACAGTCGCTTTCATGTTATTCAATAATTTTGTCTTAGCCTCAATATCGTTAAGACCATTAATCGTAACACTTATAGTACGTACTGACATTTAAACTCTCCTAATTAAGCTACATCCTCAATGTTTCTGCGGATTTCATAGAAGTTACCATTTTCATCACGACTTACAATGAATGTCAATGACAAAGTGATTTCTCCATCTGAACCAAACTCTCTTGAGTTTTCTGTGATAAGGACATTGTTGAATACATAGTATTCTTTAATACCTCTTGTGTTTTCAACCATTTGAGTAACACGGAAGTGAGTATTTCTCAAACGTTTGTCATTAGCTACAATAAGCTCAACATCACGCTCACCATTGTAAGTCACAAGAAGTTTTTCACCAATGTACATAGGGTTCACAAGAACTGTACCTCGGCTTAGACCATGATGAGGTTGAGTAAGAGCGATAAACTCATCATCCTCAAGACCTACTCCTGGCGAGATAGGTAGTGATGAAAGGTAAGTACAGTCACAGCGATCTGAAGAGATGATGATTGTGTTGCAATCTTCATAGTAAAGGTCAGGAATCACAAGTGATCCATACTCCTTACCATCTACTTCAATACGCTCTACTGTAAAGCTGTCTGTCACAGGGATACCACTTGTAAGCTTCTTAGACATAGATTGAAGTGGATTCAACCAGTAGTCATTACAAGAAGTTGTAGTAGCTGTGATCTCTTTTGTGATTTCAACCTGTGACTTATCATACTGACGACCAAAGCATCTAGCATCTGTAGCAGGTACTGAGATGTTGTGAGTGAATGAAGTCAAGCATGAAAGTAACACATTAGAGAATTTACGTAGCTCAGATCGGTCATTTACAATCATAGGTGATGATAGACCAATTTGACCATCAAACTCATCTTCTCCCTTGTAAGTAACTTCATAAGAAATTACTACACCATGGTCTGAAGGTTTCCATCCAGTACCAGTTTGTGTCATGACTTTAGTATCTGCAAAGTCAATAGTACGTAGTACATAACCAGGAGCAGATGTTTCAAAGTCATAGGTGTATACATAAGAGTTAGTTTGTGCAAGATCAGTGAAGTCAGCCACAGTGGCTTTTAACTGATACTTACCTGCTTTTGGTACATTTACATATACCATGTTAAACCCTAGTGCAAAATCATCAGCATCAGAGCGTACTTGATAATTAACCTTGATAGCTTTATCAGCAGATTTCACATAAAGTGTACCCGTGTTGAAGCATTTCAATGGTGTACAGTTGAGTTGATCTTCTGGCACATCCTTACGTACATATTGTACCAAAGTACCTTTAGGAATTTGTACTTGTTTATTAGCTTTCCATCTAACACAAGGACGAATTTCCTCTGTGATAGAGACAATGATCTTATTGTCTTTATCTTGGGTATTGTAACCATACATAGGATGAGACATATCTACAAAACAGTTAGACATTTATTTCTCCTTTTTCTTGTTATCAGCTTGTGCTGAAGGTTTAGGTTTACTTGCTTCTTCAACCATGTGCTCACGGACACGTGCCATAGCTTGAAGCTCTAGGCGATTACCGTGACGGTTGGCAATCTCATTACGAGACATGAAGAACTCATCTACATTTAGTGGTTTTTCCACAGCCATGTTCTCTCTCCTTCTTAACATGTATAAATTGATAAGGTAGCAGGGAATGAGAACATTTCAACCTCATCCACAAGCTCATTAGAGAAGTCTAATGGACATCCCACATCAAGCACCTTAGCTTTAATAGGTAAGTACCAATTATCCAATGAGGCTACATCCTGAGCGAATGTCTTTCTCTGAATACCTTTTGGGGTTTTAACTTGATGAACCAACATATTCTTTATTTGACAGTGCACTTCTTCTCTGTACTCAAGTTTACCTTCAGGAGTGTTCTCAATACATACCCTACCAGTAGGGGGAGACACAGATGAGTAATATACAGAGAATGTAACATAGAATCTTGGGAAGCACTTAGAAGAATTATCACAAGAAACATCAATTGCTAAGAACGGAAACTCTGCTCCTTGGTTAAGTTGAAAGTGCTCAGTAGTTCCTATGTGTTGGTTGAATTGCACATCAAAGTTATCATAACGTTTTCTAGGATCTAGCTCTTCAGGATGGTCAGGTTGAATGAAGTAGTCTAGAACACCAGCTCCATACATCTGAAGCCATTTCTTAATGTTTATGTATATTGCACTATTCATTTCTGTAGCCTCTTAGGAATCTTAACAGCCAACCTATTTTCAGCTCTTTCTCTATATGCAGTCACAGCAGACTTATCGCCCTGAGTTAGAATTGCTGTACCTGATCCCCGTCTACCTGAAGGAACTTTAGCCGAGTACTGACCTACTCCACCTTTCACAAGTTCCCCCTCTCCTACATTTTGAAAACCTTCCATCAGGAAGTCAAATGGAGGATAATTAGGGTAGCCTTTTTCAACATACACTCTGGTGTAGTATCTGACTTTACCTCTCTTAGTAGGAGGGAAGTCATTACGATCACTATACACCTCAAAGCCATCACTGACTTTTCTTATTTTAACTGAGTTTACCATTCTACCTGTTTGTCTAGAAGCAATAGCCTTAGCTTCTAAAGTACCAGTAAGAACGAAGTCTGTAAACTCTTCTACAAACTCAGTACCCTTCCAGTCATGAATATCAGTCGTGGTCACGAGTAATCACCCCCTGTAACTGTTTGATATAAGGAGCACACTCAATGATCTTTTGTTCACTCTCACGAGGTGATAACCTTTCCCCTGTCATTTTTATATCCCAGCATCCTGGCATGATCTCATAGGTTCTACAAGCTACCATTTTCCAAAATAGGTATCCTGCATCCTCAGGACATTCCCAGTAGTTACACTTGGTAGATATCCTTTGCATGATGTAGTAACCATGCTTAATATCAAAATCACAGGTGTGTTGCTGGTTATGTAATGAGAAGTAAAAGGTTTCTAACTGTCTTGAGCCTTCAAGGGTATGTGTTGTAGTTGCATCACTCTCAGAACCCCTAGAGGTTGGCATGTGATCTACACAATAGATGTGTTCAACCTCTTCCCACAAGCACTTCATAACCTGCCTAGAGTTCTCATCATAAGTAGGTGTTGCTGTTCCTTGCCTTAGTAAAAGGATCTCTCTATTAGTTCTAGGTAATGACATCTATATACCTACCCTTCTGAGGTTTCTGTAGCTGTGTTAGGAGCTACAGGAGTAGGTGTGGTCTCTTCAGGAATATGAAACTCATTTTCCTCTACATTTCTGACAAAGGTAGCCTCAGTGTTATCAGGAACTTCAGTGAAAGTATTTCTGATTACACCTTCCTTATCTGTGTATCTTAAGTTAGTTAGGTACTTACCTAAGATGTCATCCACAGGATAGGTTTTACCTTGTTCAAAGATATAGAGCCTTCCACTGTAGTAAGTTCTGTACACAGTTCTATAAGTTTCTACTCCACTAATTGAGCGACCAGTACCACACTTGGAACAGCCATAAGAGCGTTGCTCTCTAGCATACTCTCCATTGTATTTTACTAACATTCTTTTCTTCTCCCAATAGCTAAGTACATATTTTCTGTGTAAACCTTCTTACACAGGGATAGTGAACTAAGTGTCTTAAGTGACCATGTGTTGATAAGCTTCACATAGATTGTATCTAGGCTTGTCTTATCCACAGTCCATTTACGCACAATGTAGTCTACTGATTTTTGCTCTAGAACAGCTCCTACAGCAAGTCTATCCATGTTAGCACACTCATCAAGTGTACCACATTTGTTTTGGTAGGCTACAAAGATACTCATGAAGTGACACATTGCTTCAAAGATGCAGTCAGGTAGGGTTTCAGAAGTATATCCAGCTTCATAGTCAAGAATGATCTTGTACTCAGCTTCACAGGAGCAAGGGTCACAGCATCTACAACATGGACTTAACTCTTCAGTGATGTTAATAAGAATAGTTTCATCAACAAAAGACCAGTTGTACTTATCAGGAGTAATTTCATATTCCTCACGCTCAAGACCTTTTCTCTTGTGCATATATACCTTAAGTGTTGAAGGATCAAAACCTTTAAAGTAGTAAGGCTTAATCTCAATCATTGCATCACATCCACAGATATCGAAGTCTTTTACTTCAATCACTTCATGTCTTTGTGCTCTTAAGATAGTATCACATTCACCATCAGTCCAGCAGAACAGCCTAGCAAGGACACGGAGAAAGCTCTCCATGTACCGTTGCATAGTTGCTCCATCATCACAGTCAAAACAGCCACACCTATCTTGAAGCTTCTGTGTAATCTTCATTAACTCCAATTCAGGTTGCATATCTTAACTCCTTATTTTGCAGGGATAGTAGCCATAGGGAATGGATTGAGACCAGTAAGAAGACCTTGGATACGCTCGAATACCACAGCAGGACAAGTTTGATCCAATGGAATGTTGGCAATCAACAAGTGAGAAATTGGTGAGTTAGTATGTACCAAACCGAAGTTTTCATACTTATCACAGATCACTTCACATCCTGGTTTAGTAGTATCTTCTGTACGTTGAGTGTAGATAGAAGATTGTGGTACAAACAAGTCGTATTGAGTCAAAGCTTCAACTCTAGACAAGTCAATCACATAAGCTTCACCAGTCATTGTGTTTTCAAGGTCATAAGGTAGGTGGTAGGATACACCAAAAGGAATACCACGGAATGAGATAGACTCACCATTCACTGACCAACCTTGAGGAAGCTTACCATCCTTGCCTGGAACGATCTCAGATTTGATTCCACGAAGTGTAAGTGGGTGAACATAGATCTTGTATCGTGCTGATTGGTTGTTCAACACATCAAGGTAGCAAGCCACTTGACGGAAAGCACCTACAATAGATCCAGCGGCATCAATAGGAGTAACCCCTGGGTGAGACATCATTTCAGCTACACCAGCGAATGGGCGAAGACCTTGACCTTGGAAGTTCAACATACCTTGAACGATATGACGTTGAACGATAAAGGCGAATGTATACCAAGCCATGAACTGTTCAGCTTCTTCATAAGACATGCCCAAACGTTGGAAGATGTTGATAAGATCTCCTTGTTTGAAGTGCATTTTGTCTTTCATCAAGCGATCAAGACGAGTTTCACAGTCTTTGAAACAGAGGTAACGTACAGGAGTAGCATCACCAGTTGCTTGCATAGTGAATTTCTCAGTGAAACAGCAGGCATCTGAAGTATCATTAGTAAAGTCAGGTGCTTTAGTACCCCAAGTGATACCTTCCATGATCCAGTCACCATTTTTAGCTTGGCGCAAAGCTCCAAAAGATGATTGTTCAAAACGTTTAAGGATATCATTTACCAACTCATCATCCATACCAACTTCACGAAGTGAAGGTTGAGCCTTAGACCAGTCACGTGAGATACCAAACGGAATCTTACCATCTGCATTGGTAAAGTTTTCTTTGTTAGCTAGTTGAGCTTTGGTACGCTCATACAAGTTATCAATAGCTTCACCAAGCAAAATATCAAAATTTACTTTAGTCAATTTATTGTCCTCCAAAACGAACTCGCCCAAAACGGTTCTTAGGTTGTTCTTCAGCTACTTTAGAAGCTTTCTCAACCACAGGGTTTGCTTTTTCAAGCAACACAGCTAGTTTAGAAAGTTGCCCTTCTACAATACCTTCATTAGCTTCTTTTTCTGCAATAATAGCATCCTTAGAAGCAATTTCAGCTTTAAGAGTTTCATTCTCAGCAGTCAATGACTCAATAACTTCAATAGCTTGTGCCAATGCTTGAGCTTCCTCTGTTTTAGCTTCTTCCTTAGCTTCAGGCTCTTTAGCCTCTTCCTCTACCTTTTCATCAGCTTCCTTAGCTTCAGGCTCTTCTTCCACAATAGGAGCTTTCTCAAGTTCATTATCTTCTTTAACCTCTTCAGGTTCTACTTGAGCTGAAAGGTGAGCAAGTACTTTTTCAAGAATTTCTTTATTCTTCAAGTGTTCTTCCTCATTTCTTACTAGTAAGGATGGATCATATCCACCACTCTTAGCATTACCTGGATTCCCTACAAAAGAGAAACCAGTAATTTCTACCTTATCTGTGATAGGTACATCAATATCACCACCATGTTCCACGCTATAAGCAATGAGTTTTGCATATTCTTCAATATCATCATCACCAAGCTCTTTGTGATACCATAAGAACTCAGATGAAATTGCAAAAGGCTCATCTTGAAGGATGATATCCTTTATATTGCTTAATTGCGTATTGACATGAGGCTTAACTAGCAGATCATATCTACCATTTTCATCCTGTAATAGCTTAAGGTCATTCTTTCTGAAGTAACCCTCTCTTACAGGATAGCTATTGAGATCTCTGTGACCAGTTGAGACATAACCTTCAAAAGTTTCATCAATGCTATCATACCAGTTCTTGAGTGTACCCTTACACAAGTAAAGTCTAATTGTACCATCCTGATAAAGCACAGAACCTTCAGATAGCAAGGTCATGTAACCATCACTGTTTTCAACCTTATTCACAGATAGGCACTCTTTTTCAGTGCTTTCTTGGGATAAGTTCAAGATATTGTCAAGACTTTCCTTTCTTTCAAGGTAGTCATTGATTTCATTCATGATCTTTCCTGCAATCTGTGTCTTGATGCGCATTATTCAATAACCTCAAACAAATTATATTTAAGTTTTCTTACTTTCTTACCACCACATGAGGCACAGTAGGCATACTCATACTCAACACCATCTTGTTTAAGTCCTTCCTCAGTCTCAGGTGAATAAGGTAGCTGTTCTGTTTGCTCCTTTAGACTAGCCAAGAGAACTTCATCAGTAGTATCATACCAACCTTCGCTCTCTTGGTTGTCACTAGGATAAAATTCAAAGAACTTACGTGAGTTTTGGATAATACCTTTATCATTCAAGAAACTTACTCTAGCAACTAGGTCACGCTTCAGGAATCTTGATACTCTAAATTTACTCACTTTCTTCCTCTACCTTCTTCTCTGCTTGCTCTTTAGGCTTTTCAGCCTCCACAGCTTTGACAGTTGTACCCTCTGTGATAGAAGAAATTTCTTCAGACTCCCATCCAAACTGTTTAGCACGAACTTCACGTAAGTACTCTTGGTATGTTTGTCCTACGGATTTTACTTCTGTCATTATTTATCTCCTGCATAAGTAATAGGGAATCCATAACAATCAAACTCAGTATCTTTAAGCTTAACTTCTTTTGTAGCATAGTTAAACTCATATTTATCACCACAGCAATAGGTGAATGACTTGAATTTGTGGTCTTCAATGTCGTAATACTGAATCTGTTCATGCCCTACAACTACTTTTCTTACTTGAGCTAAAATTGTTTCAGCTAGAGGTGACTTGAAAGTCTTAGTCTCAGTACCAACCACAATCTTAAGAGTCATTTCAGGAACTTTAATCGTAGCCATAAACGTGCTCCTTCCTTGCATAATTATATACACATTATAACAAAAAGAGGTAGGGAGTCAACCCTACCACAACTAAATTAAAACTTGATGGAATCAATAACCTTAGCTGTACCATGTTCTAGCTTATAATGATTGATCAAGTCCATAATCTCTTCCATTTGGAAAGGATCAAATGTTGCATCAAAATCATTGATAAACTCATCTTCTTTGATGTGAACAGTACCACGAACTTCAGGCTTACCACCTTTACCTTTACCAATTACAAAACCTACAACATAGTTTGCATAGATGTGTCCTGATGATTGCTCCATAAGGGCACGTTGGTCAATCACAAAGGTGTATACCTTTTCAGTCTTGCCTTCAGCTACTTCCTGATCAACCACTTTAACACGGTTATCAAAGGCAATCTCAACATTCACAGCGTATGATGTACGAGGTGTACGAAGCATGTTTCCTGATGCCCCAATAGTAGGGATCTTTTGTGCTACGTTTTCTGTACCTCCATTGAGAAGAACCTCAGCATCAAGGTCAGTTAAGTTTGCATATTTACGTAGTGTGTACACAGGTTTTCCATTGCGTACATACTCAGGCATAATTTCTTTACGCTTAGTATCTAAGAATCCAAGTACATCACCAAGTACTTCAGTCATTTAATCTTCCTCCATGCCTGTACATATCCTTCAAGGAGTTTGTACTAGGTTTATTTTTAGCTTCTATAGCTTTTTGTTGTTTCTCAGGTGTTAGAAGTTCATATTCATAAGGTTCAGGAACTCCCCAATCAGTAACATACTTACCTTTTGACTCTTCATCTAGGTTAAGATAATCATTATAACTCTTGAAAGCATTATTATTGACCATCTTAGCATAGTACACAGTCACATCAGGGTAATACATCTGATCTGCTACATAGTGGTAGTCCATCCTGTATTCTTTAACCACAGCAAGGACTTTTTCCTCTATATCATCAAGATTGATAGCTACCATGTCCTCATAGGCTAGTCCACGATAATCATCTCTCTCTTTTACCTTTCCATTAACCCAAGCCCAGTTGTATCGAATTAGATAACTAATTAGCTTGAAAAAATGAAGGGTTGTTATTGATGATCTTTGTGCAAGTTTCAATCAATGATGTATCAGTGATATATTGCATCAAATGATCAGGAATACCAAGAACAGTACCTACAAGCTTCTCACAAGCATCAATCACATTATCATCAAAGACTTCATAGACTTTAAGAAGATCATCCACAGTGTAGATCTCTGAATCCCCATCCTCATTGAATTTTGTAAATGCCATAGTGACTATTGAAGCATAGTTGCGTACCTTACGTGCAATACGTGATGTAATAAACTTCTGATCAGCATTTACAAATTGTTTATATGCTGTACCATCCATAACACGTTCAGCAGATGCAGGTGTAGCACTTGTCACAGGAAGCCATAACTCCACTGTGTAGTTCTTAGGTTCAATAGACTGAATCTTAGATGGATCTCCATTCACAACACTTGTGGTAGGTGTCTCAATAGCCACAGGTGCGTCTGATTTAGTTGCCTCAATGACTTTTTCCTGCATTTTAGCAAGCTCTGCAATAGACATAATCTTGTCTGACATTATATACTCCTTACACTATTAGGTTCTTAGCTAAGTAAGCCTCAGCCATATTTTCATCAATACCTTTTAGTCTATCATAAACATCAAGGATATAAAGGTCATTGTTATAGTTGTAGCTGTTAGTGAACTCATAGCTATCAAACTTAATATGCTCTTCCAATCCAGTAGCATGTTGAAGCAAGTTTACAATCTGACCAAGGAAGTGATCTCGCATAGGAATGATTGTATTCTTCATAGCATTGTCAATGATACTGTAAGTACCAATGTTTGATACTGTTTTGTTCAAGTCAAACAATCTAGCAGGTACACCAAACATCTGACAGATAATAGCTGGAACATACTGTGAAAGGTAGTCCAGGAAGTCGGTTGCTTTAGTATCACGCTCAAGCTGTTCAAGGTTTTGGAAGTTTCCTGAGTACACAATAGCATCATTGAACTCGGTCTCAGAAAGCTTCTCAGCAAAAGCGTTCATGTCCTCAACAATCTTCTGAGTACGTTCTGCCTTAGCAGTTCTACCCATGTCAAGTAGCTCTCCACTAGAGAAAGCAGAACCTTGCTCTACACTTTCCTCAATCTGCTCTTCCAAGGTATCTTTAGCTTGTAAAGCAATAGTACCAATACCATTTCTTGAAATATCATAGTTCATACGGTTAAGGATGTTTAAGATAAGCTCAACACGCTTTCTATCCTTAAGCATAGGACTCATACAGAATACCTGTGAAGTGTCTAGTCTGACACAAGCGAACTCATCACTTGTAACTACCATTACCTCATCTTTGTATCTATCAGGATGTTCCAAGATATCTTTGATGTCCTCTTCTGAGTAATCAGTTGCTACCCTAGGGTTTCCTGTCTTCTGTACATAGGGTGTTCTGTAGTAATCACCCTTCTTGATCAAGTAGGTCAAGTTCTGTCTCAACACAGGCATTTTAGGGTAGTCAATGACACAGGCTAGAATGTCTTTAGGGTGAATACCTACAAGACCATCTTCTGTGGCAAGGATACCATAATAGCCATATTTTCTGTAACCTTTTGCTACATGCTTAAGTACATCATAGTTTCTCTGACCATTGAAGTTTTGACCATAAAGGTATTTTCTTAAGATTTCATCTTTTTCAAAATCATCTGTAGTCAAAGAGTTTGTGAACATATAATTCACAATGTTATCTAGGACGTAATCAACATCAGGAAGGTCAAGAGCTAGTCGCTCAATCTCTTCTAGGTTTTCATTGATAGATGTACCTCTGAAACCTGTACTTGAATAGATCAATCTGTCCTTGTAGTCAGCAAGGAAGTGCCTATCCATTGCACATTGACCACCACAGTCGTCTTTCTTACACTTTCCACAAGTCATTATGACCCTCCTAAGTAATAAAGTTCAGCCACATGGAGAGAAAGCAATACACTATCCAGTTCGTCAGGAGACTGTCTAAGTAGCTTCTTGATCTCTGCCTTAGGTCTGATCTTAACTTTTCTATCTTCAGGTCTTTGAACCTCAGACACAAATGACATCTGCCTTGAAATAGCATCCCACACTTTTCTCACAAAGGAAACTCTCTGTGCTTCCATCATACCTCTCAACATTAGGTGCATTTCAGCCCTTCTGTTGAAAGCATATTCAGCACTAGGATCTTTACCAATGATCTTGATCTCAGTTGGTTTACCACCAAAGTTGATGTCATACACAGGACATTTAAGCTGTCCTGATAACCTTCTCATCTTGAGAGGCTGTACAATATGTGCTCCACCACCAGCATCTATGCCAATAGCTTTCACATTGAGTTGATTGGCAATGGTCACAATCTTATTGACAATTTCAATAGCTGTGACACCATCAATCCACTCTTTAGGCTTGATGTCCATTGTATCAATAGCTGTGAAATGATTAGACTTGTCCACAGAAGAGATAGTAACCTGAATGGAGTCAGCACCCTTATAGGCACTATCCACTCCAAGGAAGAACTCTAAGCCTTCTGTTTTCATGTCAAAATCATCAAGAATATCAGGTGAGGCATCAAAGAATGAAGATCTCTCAGTAGGGAACTCACACAGGAGGTTTTCTCGAATAGAATCCTCTGTAATTGTGAACTGAGATCTCATTAGCTCATCTTTGGTATACCTGATGCTTCCTTCCTCCATTGCTGTAACAACATCCAGCCACATAACAAACTCATCATCAGCAAGGTCTTCATTGGTCATGAAGTCATAAAAACTATTCAATGACCGTGGGTTAGAGATTAGGTACATAATCAACTTACGACCATCATCTGACTCAAATTCCCTACGACCCATGTGACCAAGGGCAATAGGTGAGATGTCAGAAGCTTCATCCCCAAACATATTACCTCCACGACCAATAACATGAATTTTAGAAGGATCAGTATAGTTACTACCAGCAGAAAGACCTTCTAACTTACCACCATTTCTGAATGTGAACCCTTCACTAGAGAATGATGATAAACCACGCTTCAGTCGCTTATCCACTGATGTTACATCCTTTTCATCAAAGGACAACATAGCCTTCACATCAGGGTGAGCGTTCACTAGGATTTCCCTAGCATGCTGGATGATGATTCCTGAATACTCTTGTGTTGATCCTACAGCATAGCAGTTCTCACCTTCATAGGCAAAATGGTTTGACATAATGCCACAGAGGAATGACTTACCATACCGAGGAGTAGCCACACAGTACCCTGTTTTGAAGTCTCCACTAAGAAAAGCTCCAAATTGCACAGCTTGAGACCACCATAGCTCTAAGTTAAACTCAGATAGTGCTGTGGTGAACCCAAGCTTGTAGTATTCTAATTCTTTTTCTAAACCAAACCTTTCACGAATGGTATTTCGCTTAAAGTGTTTGGGTATCTTTCCCTTCACAGCATCTTTTAGTCGATCCTGTGGAGTTACTTGATCCAAAAGGATTGATAGCTTCTCCTTGTTGGATAAAACCTTACGCTTTTGAGTAAGTAACCCAACATCTGCATCTTGGATGTGCATAAACTGTATCTCCTCCTGTGTAATCAAGACTTTCTGAGATCTGAACTGAAGGAGCTACAGCCTGAAAGCTTTCATCCACAGGAATAGTCAAGCCATCCATAGCCTTACAGATAGGACAAGTATGCTTATCACCTACAGCGTTCCATGTTTTCATGAGCTGTTCACCTGTGATATCTCCAAAGAGCTTAGCACTTTGGACAGAAGCTTTCTCAATTCCCATCTGTGTCTCACTTAAAGCCAGACGGTCAATGTTAGACCAGTAGGATTGGAAAATCTCCTCCTTGCTCTGTGTATCTTTGTTATCATCCACAAGCTTCTTAAGATCTTTTACATGATCATCAAGAATCTTTCTCAGTCTTCCACGGTTACTTCTCACAAAAGAAGAAGTATCAACACCATTTCTCAGGTTAATTAGATCTTGTGGATAGATATTGTACCCTAAGGCATCCAAGATGTAATCAATCTCATCTAGGAATGTCGAAGAGTACATATCCACAAGGTAGTTAATGACAGCATCTTCAGCAGTTAAACAATCACCGTCATAAATCACTGAGGATGCAAATGTCTCTAATAAAACCAAAAGATCAGGATAATAGCTATCAAAAACCTTATTTCTAGGGTTCTTCTTAGTCATTCATATCTCCAAACAACTCATCAAGCTTAGCTTTAGTGTAGTTCTTAAGCTCCTCAACACCATCCTTGGTATCGTGGTTGACATTGACAGTAGTTTGAGTTGCTTTACCCTCAATACGGTCAGCCCACTCCTTACGCTCATAGTTATCTTCAAAACTAGCCATAATTTGAAGCATAGCATTTTTAGCCACAGGAGTTGCAGGAGGGATTGAGTTATAAACCTCAAAACCAACCTTGTTCACTAGAACTTCATCTACGTCTACTAGCCCCCAACGCATTTGATAAAGCTTCAGTGAGTCCTCATCCAAGAGACTGAGTTCTCGCATTGTTTCAGAGTAAAGTTTACCAGTTCTAGCCATACTAGCAAACCTCCAAAATTTGATATACACAGCGGAGGAATTGAACCTCGACTCGTCCTTCCCGCAGTTTTATGAGACAGGTTTAGAAGACCTGTGCGGTTACGCTGTGCTTAAAGGGGGTGTACACCCCAAGGAGATAAAATGAAAACAAATTATCATACACGTGCAAAGCCCCTGACAGGATTTGAACCTGCGATCAAGCTTTTGCAGAGCCATGCCTTTGACCTCTTGGCTACAGGGGCACAAGTGAGAGGAAAAATAAAACCAAAAACCTCTCACTCACCATGAAACAAACACCGCTCTAAACGAGCAATCTATCCTAGCACACAGAAAGGAATAGGTGTGCCTGATAATTAGTATATCAGATTAGGGTTTCCTTGTCAACCCCTTTTTGAAAATAAATTCCTAAAAGTATTGCTTCAGCATCATCATCACATTCAACTTCATAACCAAGCTCTCCACAAAGCTCGATAGCCTTAGCTTTTGCATCTGCTCTTTTACCGTTTAGCTTAAATTCTTTTCTCCACACAGTTGGGAATACAAACTTAACCTCTTGATCCTTAAGCTCTCTTAAAACCATACCTTGCACCTGTGCTAATTTCACAAGAGTTGCCTGATTACTTAAAATTTTTAACTCTTCAATTCCGACTAAATAGAACCTGCCATATTTCTCACAGAGTAATCTCACAAACTCAGCCATGTAGTTGCCTCTCACAAGGAGGTCTTTGTCTGTGCTTTTAATCACTCCATAGTCAATTAATTTTTCATCTTCAAAAACTGCATACCCTGAACTTTTTGTACTCAGATCTAAACTTAGAATTTTCATGATAATAATCTTAGCACAAGAGTGAAAATCTGTCAATAACCCTTTTGTGTTTTATCTGTACATAAATGATTCACATATATAATTAACTTACTTAACCTTAGTACTTAATGATTAATACTTAAGTACTTAACTACTAAGTAACTAAGTAGTATAGCTAGTAAGTAATTATATATATAAATCATTTATGCTCAGATAGATATTTTAGGAAAATAATTTCTTTTATCCTCTTGACTATAATTGGTAACTGTGCTAAAATTATTTTCAACTAGCCAAAGGAGAATATAAATGTACAGTAAAATTTTTAACCTCTACTTCAGTAAAGATAGACATCCAGGAAACAATATCATCTCAGAAGAATACTTTCAAGCTTCTGTGGACTTGGAAGGAAAGAGAGTAGCCAATGGAAGCCTTAAACAGAATGTTAAAGACCTTGTGAAATTGCACTATGGTAAAGAGATAACAGAGATAGAATACTCTAGAAGTCCTCTTAGAGACTACTATCACTTGTGCACAGAAGAGCTAAGCCACAGTGAGTTAGGAAAGCTTTACTTTAACCTAATGAGCATGACCTATAAAGGCATGGAATTGGTTGATCTTGTGTATAAAGAAAATGGAGCACAAGCAGTAGCCAACTTCCTCTATAGTGCTAAGTATAACTATTTCCACAGAGTAAGCATTGAGGACTATGAATACTATAATCCTATTCCTTTTAGATTCTTCCTTAGCCTAGATCACAAGAAGTTTATGCCTAAGTCTTCACAGGAGATGCTATTCTATGAAAAGGTAGTCAGCCCTAGGGCTTATGGTAAGTTTATAGCCTTACACACAAAGAGAATGGATAGATATAGAGATCGCTACTCACGCTATCTTAACCACTATCTAGGCACAGAAGGGAAAAGAACTAGCTTTAGATTTAACCCTAACTTCACAAGGCTTGTCACAAGGAAGATAATCATGAAAGATAAGCTTCAGACCTTAGATGAATGGTTAAGCCTCTACAACCTTACTCCTATAGAGTATTACTCATGCTTTAACATTAAGTCTGACACAGTAACACCTCGTATGGAACTAATTTGTAGCAAGGCAGGAATGGACACAAAGAGATTCCTCTTTAATTCCCTAATTCTTAGCCTTGAGAAGCACATAGCCAATCCTTTTTATGGTGAGAAAGGTCATGCTAATCCTGAGAGATCAATAGCAATTAGTCATAGTAAATTTTTAAAGGGAACTGAAGGAACTCCTTCCTTCTAATCTTCTAGGGTTGCATTTTAGTAACCCTTTTTATTTTACTTAGGTAACTGATCAGTAAAGCTTAATCAACCCTATTTTAACCTTAAAAATTTATGCTGGTATTTTTGAGAAGATCTTTTTCAACCTTCTTTTGCAAGAATGAAAGAGGGTTGGTTAGAAAGAAAGTAACCTTGTTTTAACATAAGAGAGGGATGGTGTAGACCTTTGGTTGAGTAAGAAGGAAGGTAACTTTAAACCCTAAATTTACCTAATAAATTATGCTCGTGAATAGAGAAATCAAGCACCCCTCCCTGCCTCATCATTTTTTAATCGACCTATCTTTATTTTACCTTTTACTCAACCTAACCCCTTTCTTTCCTGACCGTGGGCAAAATAGAAAAAATTAACATAGCTTAACAAAAAAATTAACATAGCTTAACAAAAAAATTAAC